GCGGCATGAGCACTACGCGCACAACCGCTACAACACGCCCTTCACCGTCGCGCGCGGCGTCACGCGCGAGGACATGCAGACCTGGGGCGCGCTCGGCCTCCTCGCCGGCGCCGCTTTCCTCCGTCGCCGGCGGCGCCCCGCGAACGACGTCGCGGCGCCGCTACGTTCGGCGGCATGAGCACTACGCGCACAACCGCTACAACACGCCCTTCACCGTCGCGCGCGGCGTCACGCGCGAGGACATGCAGACCTGGGGCGCGCTCGGCCTCCTCGCCGGCGCCGCTTTCCTCCGTCGCCGGCGGCGCCCCGCGAACGACGTCGCGGCGCCGCTACGTTCGGCGGCATGAGCAAGAACAAGACGGGCGCGCCCCCGCCGGCGCCGGCGACCGAGGGTGCGAACGCAGGGGAGGCGCCGCCCGCGAGCTCGCCGCCGCCGTCCACGAAGGACGAGACGCAGGGCGGCGCCGCGCCGAAGGCACCGGAGCCGTCGCCCGACACGCCCGTGCCGCCGGCGACGGAGCGGAAGCGCGCGCTCCGCGCCGTGCGCGACCGCCTCGAGACGGAGCTCGGGGTCGAGCCCAACGTCGCCGCCTTCCTCCTCGGCTACTTCATGGCGCGGAACGCGCCCCTCGAGGACGTCGTCGACGAGGCGAAGAAGCTCAAGTCGCTGCCGACGGCGTGGGCGCCGATCACGCAGTCGAACTACCTCGGCTTCCGGCGCGCGTGCGACTTCTGCAACCTGCCCGTCGTCGCGACCGGCGAGCTCCAGGCGGCCGTCTCGGCCGCCAGCGCCCTCTAGCCCGACGTCTACGTTCCGGGGGCCATGAGCGTCACCGACCTGGTCAAAGTCGTCGTCAGCCTCAGCGCTGCCCCCTCGGTGACCCGGCCGGGGTTCGGCGTGCCGATGGCCCTCGTCTATCACTCGCACTTCACCGACCGCGTGCGGGTCTACTCGGGCTCTGCGGCGCTCGACGGCATGGTCGCCGACGGGTTCCTCACGACGGAGCCGGCGTATCGCCTCGTCGCGGCGATGGTCTCGCAGGACAAGGTGCCGACGCAGATCGCGATCGGCCGGCGCGCGAACGCCTTCATGCAGGTCCTCCAGGTCCTCTTCGCGTCGACGAGCTCGAACGATCCGCCGTACGCGCTCACGCTCGTGGGCTCCGACGGCGTCTCGCACACGCATACGATGGCCTCGACAGGCGTGCCGGCGACCGACTGCGCCGCCTTCGCCGCGCTCCTCACCGAGTCGAACATCGGCATCGTCTCGCACTCGAGCGCGACGCTCACGATCACGCAGACGGCGGGCCTGCTCACCGACCTGCAGGAGTGGACGCCGGCGACGATGCAGGTCACGAACGCGACGACCGACCCCGGGATTGCCGCCGACTTCGCCGCCGTGAAGGCCGCGAACGGCGACGCCTGGTACGGCGTCTGCCTCGACTCGAACAGCAAGGCGGAGATCCTCGCCCTTCAGCAGGTGGTCGAGGCCACGGGCGTCGGAGGCAAGATCGCCTTCTACGACAACAGCGACCACGCGAACGTCGACGGCTCGAGCACGACCGACGTGTTCAGCCGGCTCGAGATCCTCGGCTACAAAAAGTGCTACTGCCAGCACAACGGGCGGAAGCTGCTCTCGTACGCCGGCGCCGCGATGGCCGGGCTCATCCTCGCGGACAACCCCGGCGCCTACCAGCTCTCCTGGCGCTCGCTCGCCGGCGTCCCCGCCGACGACGACGTCACGCTGCCCGAGACCCAGCAGCTCATTCTGAACACGGCCTCCACGGCGACCCCGGGGACCGGCGGCAAGAACGCCAACTGGTACAAGCGCGTCGGCGGCACGAACCTCACGATGCCCGGCGTCACGCCGACGGGGCAGTGGTTCGACTTCATCATCTTCCAGGACTGGCTCCAGGCGAACCTGCAGATCGATATCTTCGCGTGGCGCGCGGGCCTGAAGAAGGCGCCCTACACGACGCCGAGCCTCGAGGCCGTCGGCCACCTCGTCAAGGTGCGCATGGTGATCGGGGCGTCCGCGCCGTACGAGGGCATCGTCCTCGACTCGATCGTCGTCAACGTCCCGAAGATCGAGGACGTCTCGCAGACGGACAAGAACGCCCGCAACCTGAGCGGGTTCAGCGCGTCCGGCACGCTCACCGGGGGCATCAACACGGTGAGCGACGTGGAAGTCACGCTGAGCGCGTGAGGAGGAATCGATGGGCGCGGACGCGAGCGTCAAGGTCTGGAACGTCAACGACATCGCCCTCGTCGCCTTCGGCATCCCCATCACGAAGGGGCCGGGCAAGACGGGCATGGCCGAAGGGGCGTTCCTCGAGATCGAGCAGGACGGCGACGACTTCGCCGTGAAGAAGGGCATCGACGGGAGCGCCGTCATCTTCGCGAAGAACGAGCCGCTCACCATGGTGCACGTGCACGTCATGTCGACGAGCGAGGCGAACGGCGTCCTATCGACGATGCGCCAGACGGCCGTCTCGAGCGGCGGCACCGACGGCATCGGGACGCTCCTCGCGAAGGACACGCAGGGGGCGAGCGTCTTCGAGGCGATGGCCTGCATCGTCGCCGGCCCCCCGAAGCTCGCGATCAACGGCGAGCCCGGCGAGAACGTCTGGCCGATCATCTGCCTCGGCACCACGCGCGTCGACGGCGGCCGCTGAGGTGCGGCGCGGCTAGGTTCCGCGCATGCAAGAGAAGAAGGTCATCGGCGGCGTCAGGTACGGCATGGAGCCGCTCGGCGGCCTCACCGGGCAGCTCGTCCTCCTGCGGCTGGCGCGCCCCTGGGCGCTCATCCTCGAGGCCGCGGCGGCGAAGGGAATCGACAATGCCTCGCTCGAGCAGCTCGTGAGCTCGGGCGGCCTCTCCAAGGCCTTGGGCGCGATCTCCGACGCGGACCTCACGTTCATCACCGAGAAGCTCGCCGAGAAGACGACGCTCTTCGTCCCCGACGGCAAGGTGGTACGCGAGTGGCCCCTCGCGAGCCAGTACGACTCGCACTTCGCGGGCCGCTACCAGGAGATGCTCGAGTGGCTCCTCTGGGGGATCAAGTTGAACCGCCTTTTCGTGCGCGCCCCCAGCCGCGCGAGCGAAGCGGCGGGGGCGTCCGCATCCGAATCCCCGACGGCATCAACTGGTGGGGGTGGCGACTCCTCCTCGCCGGCGATCGCCTGAAGGTCCGCTCCATGCGCGAGCTCGAGGAGGAGTGGACGTTCGCGGAAGCGGACGACGCGCACCTGCTCCTCGACGCGATCGAGGCGGCCGAGGACGAGGCGCGAGAGAAGGCCGAGGCGGAGCGGCGGCTGCGCGGGCCGGGGAGGTAGACCATGCAGGCGCTCCGGGAGCTGCTCGCCCTCTTTGACATCGAGGTCAACGACGGCGAGCTGAAGAAGGCGGACAAGTCGCTCGACGGCCTCGAGGCGAAGGTCAAGCACGTCATGGGCATCGTCGGCGAGGTGTTCCTCGCCGATCGGATGTTCGAGTTCGTGAAGGGGACCATCGAGGCCGACTCGCACCTCCAGGAGCTCGCGAGCCGGCTCGACGTCTCCGCGCACGTCATCCGGAACTTCGGCCTCGTCGCCCAGGACGCCGGCGTCGACCTCGAGGCGGCCGCCAACAGCCTCGGCCTCCTCCAAAAGAACCTCGGCGAGGCCGAGACGAAGGGCGGCGAGACGGCGGCGGCGTTCGCGAAGCTCGGCGTCGCCCTCAAGGAACCCGACGGCTCGGCGCGCGACCTCCAGGACGTGATCGCCGACGTCGCCGACGGCATGGCGGCGCTCCCCGACCAGAACGCCCGCGCCGCCGTGTCGATGCAGCTCTTCGGGCGCGCCGGGCGCTCGCTCGTCCCCATCCTCTCGCAGGGGAGCGACGCCTTCCGCGCCGCGATGACGGACGCGGCGAAGCTCGGCAACGCCCTCGGCGACGACTTCTACAAGGACGTGAAGGAGGCCCAGGACGGCTACGAGCACTTCGCCTTCGGCCTCGCGAGCCTCAAGGACCGCGCGATCGCGGCCGTGCTCCCCGCGATCGACGCCTTCGGGAAGGTCCTGCAGCTCGTCGTCACGGAGCTCCTCGAGCTCGACAAGAACACGCACCTCGTCCAGGCGACCTTCGTGACCGTCGCCGCGATCGTGGGCGTGCTCCTCGTCGACGCGCTGGCCTCCGCGACGGCCGCGGCGTGGGCCCTGATCGCGCCGCTCCTCGTGGAGTTCGGGCCCATCATCGCCATCGTGGGCGGCCTCGTGTGGGTGTTCCAGGACCTCGCCGCGATGGTGAAGGGGGACACCTCGGTCCTCGGGGACTTCATCGAGCAGATGGTCGGGGTGCAGGGGAAGCAACAGATCGTCGAGCAGCTCAAAGAGCTCTGGAGCGAGACGAAGGCCGCCATCCGCGCGAGCGCCTTCGCCCTCGGCTACTTCACCGGCATCTTCGCCGGCGTCGGCGAGACCATCGCCGGAAGCGGCGCGGTGAAGACGTTCTTCCTGGACATCATCAAGCTCGTGATGAGCCTCTCGCGCCTCCTCGTCGGGCTCGTCCAGGCGCTCGCCGCGATCCCGCAAGCCATCCAGTCGGGCTCGTTCGAGCCCATCGGCAAGGCCATCGACAAGGCGGGCGACGCCGTCTTCGGGAAGGGCGGCATCCTCGGCGACCTCGGCGTCGGGCAGGTCTCGACGCGGACGAGCGACTACGGCGTCGCGACGGTGCACCGCGCGCCCCAGAGCGACCTCGCGGGCCTGCAGGGGCTCCCCGATCTCTCGGTGCGCCTCCCCGGGCCCGCCGGCGCCGGCGCGGGCTCGACGTCGAACGCCGTGCACCAGGAGAACAAGTACGACGTCAACGTCTACACCTCGAGCGATCAGCCGCAGGCCGTCGGCGCCGCCGTCGGCAAGGGCGTCGCCTCGTACACGGCGAAGGACCTCGACGCCGCGCTCGCGGCCGTGGTGAAACCGTGAGCTCCGTCGTCCCCCGCACCTCGCCCCAGGGGCTCCTCTCGGGCGCGTACCTCTCGTGGACCGACGCCGCCGGCGCGACGCAGACCCTCATCTTCGACCTGGTCGAGAAGGAGGAGTGGAGCGCACCGAGCGACGTCACGCAGAGCCCCGTCGAGCAGGGCGCGAACGTCACCGACCACATCCGGCCGGGGCTTCGCACGTGCGAGCTGCAGATCTTCCTCACGAACAGCCCGCACGAGTCGAACCAATGGACCGATCTCGACTTCGGCCCGGGCGACACGGTCACGCTCCCCGCGCGCCAGCTCACGACGACGTGGAACGGGAAGATCAGCGCGCCCCGCTGGGAGAACAACATCCTGGCGAAGGCGCTCGCCGCCACCGCGGGCGGCGCCGTCGGCAGTGCCATCGGCGGCCCCGTCGGCGGCGCGATCGGGGGCGCCGTGGGGAGCCTCATCGGCGGCGCGCTCTTCCAGCCGAAGGTCGTCTTCGAGGACTACCAGACGAACGCCGCGGCGAAGAAGCCGACGGCGCCGGCCGGCTTCACGCCGATGACGACGACGCCGTCCTCGCCCGGCGACTTCGTCCAGCAGACGATCGCGCTCCTCCGCTCCCTGCGTGACGCGGGGCAGACCGTGGACGTCATCGGCTCGAAGGACGCCTGCATCGGCCCCACGGGGATCGGCGGGATGGCCTTCGCCAACTTCAGTCACGCGCGCTCGAGCGACGGCGGCGCCGGCGCTTCGGTGACGCTCTCGTTCATCGAGATCCGCATCGTCTCCACGCAGACCGTCGTCGCGCCGAAGCCCAGCGTCCCGCGGGCGAAGAAGCCCAAGTCGAAGGGGAACCAGCAGGGGAGCGAGCTCGCCGACGAGATCGCGGCCGCGGCGAAGGCCTTCGCCCAGGGCTTCAAGGCGGGCGAGACGGACACGAAGGCGCTCCTCTCGGGGGGCCCGTGAGCCTCCAGATCCCCGGCCCCACGCGCGACGAGGTCGACGTCACGCAGTCGACGACGCTCGACGGCGTCGTCTACCGCATGCGCTTCGCCTACAACCAGCGGTGCGATTGCTGGTACCTCGACCTCGCGACGCTCGAGGGGGTGCCGATCGCCGCGGGGCGGAAGCTCCTTTGCAACTGGCCGCTCCTCGACGGGTGCGCCGATCCGGCGTGCCCCGCGGGCATGCTCGTCGTCCGCTCCAACACGACCGACCTCTCGCCGCCGGGCCTCGCCGACCTCGAGGACGGGGGCCGCTGCTACCTCGTGTACGTCACGGCCGCCGAGCTCGCGGAGGCCACGTGACGCAGCCCATCGACGATCCCGCGCTCCTCTTCGGCCGCCGGGCGACGGTGCAGGTGGGGACGCTCCTCCTCGACGCCGGCGGCGGCACCGGGATGGACGTCGAGTTCACGGTCCGCCGCGGCGTGAAGGTCACGCACAGCGCGACGAAGCCCCAGCCGAACACCTGCGATCTCTCCATCAAGAACCTCTCCGAGGATCACCGGAAGGCGATCGAGCAATCGACCGTCCCCGGCGCGGCGAAGACGAAGGTGCCCGTCGTTCTCTCCGCCGGCTACCGCGGGCGGCAGTCGGTCCTCTTCTCGGGCGAGCTCCGCGCCGGGCATTCCATCCGCACCGGCGGCACGTGGGTGACGGAGCTCACTACGGGCGACGGCGACGACGCGCTCACGCAGACGCGCCTCTCGATCGCGCTCTCGCGCGGGTCCACGCACGAGCAGGGCATCAAGAAGATCCTCGAGGCGCTGGGCGTGGGGGAGGGGAACCTCTCGGCCGGCATCACGCGCTTGAAGGAGCAGGCGCTCGCCGCGCAGCTCTTCTCGCGAGGCGTCGTCCTCAAGGGGGGCGCCGCCGAGCTCATGACGCACTTCTGCCGCTCCGTCGGCCTCGAGTGGTCGATCCAGAACGGCGCGCTGCAGCTCACCGCGCTGGGGCAGCCTTTGAACGGGCAGGCGGTGCTCGTCGACGCCGACCACGGGATGCTCGGCTCGCCGACGGTCGACACGAAGGGCATCCTCAGCGTGAAGACGCTCATGCTCCCGGACGTCGCGCCCGGCGTCGCGATCGACGTGCGCGCGGCGACGGTCTCGGGCGGCTTCAAGGTCCTCAGCGTCGAGACGAAGGGCGACACCGCGGGCACCGACTGGGGCCACGCGATCGAGGCGGCGAGGTACTGATGGCCCTCACCGACGCCGAGCTCGCGTATCTCTCGCTGCATCCGGAGCGCGCCACCGAGGGCGACGTCACCGCGATCGCCGACGAGCTGCTCGCGCTCCGGAACTACCGGCGCGCTGTCCGCACGAGCCGCGGGCTCGCCGCCGAGGCACCGACGGACGCTTCGAAGCATACCGCCGGGTGCGGCTGCTACGTCTGCCACGCGAGGAGGGGCTAATGCGCGCGCAGGTCCGGATCAGCGAGGTCGTCGACGCGGCCGTCAACGGCGTCCTCGGCGACGTCCACAAGGTGATGCCCGGCATCGTGACGGCGTACTACCCGAGCTCCGCGCCGAGCGGCGGCAGCCCGGGCGCCCCGGCACGCGTCGACGTGCAGCCCGCCGTCCACGACGTGCGCCAGGACACGACCACCGGCGACCGCGTGAGCGAGCCGTGGGAGGAGATCCCCGAGGTGCCGGTCGCGTTCCCCAAGGGGGGCGGCATCTCCGTGCGCTGGAAGCTGCAGGCGGGGGACAAGGTCACGCTCGTGAGCTTCGACCTCGACCCCACGGCGCACTTCGGGACCGGCGAAGCGGAGGACCCGCCCGACGTGCGCCGGCACGGCGGCGGCTACTGGCTCGCGCTCCCGTACGACCTCACCGACGGCGGCGCGCTCGAGGACCCGGGCGACGACCTCGTGATCACGCTCCCGAGCGGGAACGAGATCCGCGCGAACGCCACGACGATCGCGCTGGGGGCGAGCCCGAGCAGCTTCGTGGCGCTCGCCGACAAGGTCGACGCGGCGCTCCTCAAGCTCCAGGTCCCCCTCGACGCGATCCTCGCGCTCATCGCTCCGCCGGCGGGCCCCGCCGGGTCACCCGTCGTGACGGTCGCGCCCGTGGTGAACGTGACGTCGGCCATCGGGCCCCTCAGCTCCGTCGCCGCGGACGTGGTGAAGGCCAAGTAGCGTCTACCTGGACGCTAGTTTCGCCGCATGGCACCCCCCGACGCGCTGGTCGCGGACGGGTTCGTCCTCGAGCAGGACCCCGCCGCCGAGCTGGTCTCCGACTTCGTCTACCGCGAGGAGCACGCCGCGGCGCAGGCGACGCGCTGGCACTCCTCGAGGATGAGGCGCGTCCATTGGAAGCCGCGCCGCGGGACGTTCATGCGCCGCGCCTAGGTTTCGGCCATGGACGATCACGCGAAGGCGCTGCCGCTCGACGTCCCGGACCCCGTCGCCGTCGCCGTCGCGGCGCTCGAAGGCACGCCGCCGCTCTCGCGGGAGCAGCGGCGATCGCGCCGTCATCGCGAGGTGCGCGCGTCCACGATCTCCACGAAACGCATGACGAAGCGGGAGCTCGAGCTCGGGCGCCTCCTGAACCCGCCCGTCGAAGGAATCGAGCGCCCCCGCACGCGCGCCGAGTGCGTCGACGCGCCGCGTCCATGCCCCTTCGTCTCGTGCAAGCACCACCTGTACCTCGACGTCTCGGCGAAGACGGGGGCCATCAAGGTGAACTTCCCCGACCTCGAGGTCTGGGAGATGGACCGCACGTGCGCGCTCGACGTCGCCGACCAGGGGGGCGCGACGCTCGAGCGCGTCGGCGAGCTCATGAACTTCACGCGCGAGCGCACGCGCCAGGTCGAGACGAAGGCGCTCGCGAAGGTCCTCGCCGGCACCGAGCCCGGTGACGCCATCCTCGACTACGTCGCCCCCGGCCCGGTGGGGAAGCGCCGTCTCCCGATCCTGCAGGCGCGTGACGAGGAGGAGGACGAGCGCCTCGAGGAGCCGCTCGAGGACGACGAGCTCGACGAGCTCGCGGCCGCCCCGGCGCCGCCGCCGGCGGCGTTCGACGTCGACTCGTTCGTCGGCTTCGAGGACCTTCCGTGAGCCGTGAGGCCCTCTCCCCGACCGAAGCCGTGATCGCGATGCACGTGGTCAATGGCTGGAGCAACGCGCAGATCGCGCTCCATCTCGGCCGCAGCGTGAAGACCATCCACGCGCACCGGGCGCACATCAACCGGAAGCTCGACGTCCACACGCCGGCGCAGCTCGTCGCCAAGCTCCTGGCCTCGGCCCTCACGCCGCCCGAACCCGCCGGCATCTCCCTCGAGGCGCTGCTCGAGTACTTCCGCGCGCGCGCGTTCGCGCCCGACCCCTCGCCGCGGCCGCCCTCGGGCCGATGGTGGGATCGATGAGCACCTGGGCGCAGACGAGCCAGGGGGACATGGTGCTCCCGACGATCGGCAACGGCCCGAGCGCGCTCGAGCACGACCCGCGCGTCTGCGCTCAGGTCCGCATCCGCGCCGCGCTGCAGACGATCGAGGGGGAGTGGTTCCTCGACACGACGCTCGGCTTCCCCTGGCGGGACGTCACGAAGAAGAACCCCGACCTCGTCGCCATCCGCCACCGACTCCACAAGTTCTTGCTCGCGATCCCCGGCGTCCTCGCCGTCGACGACCTCGCGCTTCGCTACAACCGGCAGCTCCGCGACGTGCAGTACCAGGCCACGGTGCGCATGGACGACGGCACCACGGTGAGCCTCCCGTGACGACCTACGGCGTCACCTCCGCCGGCTTCGTGAAGAAGCCGGTCGCGCAGATCGCCGCCGACTGGAAGGCGCGCGTGCTCTCCACCGTCGCGAGCGACCTCGAGCTCGCCGACGACCAGCCGCCGGGCCAGGTGATCGGCATCGGGAGCGAGGCCCTCGGCGAGCTCTGGGAGCTCGCGGCCGTCGCCTTCAACGCGACGAACCGCGGCGACGCCGAGGGGGCGCTGCTCGACAATATCGGCACACTCACGGGGACGAAGCGCGCGAAGGAGCGGCCGTCGTTCGTATCGTGCACGCTGCACTTCTCGGCCGCGGGCACGTACGCCGCCGGCGCCCTCGTGGCGTACGTGAACGGCTACCCCACCGCGCGCTTCACCAACGTCGACACGATCATCGTGCCGACGACGGGCGACGATCATTCTCCCATCGGCACGGCGCACCAGTGGACCGGCGGCACGACGTTCCTCTTCAAGAGCCTCGATATGGGGCCCGACTCGGGCAACGCGCTCATCGGCGCCGGCGCCGGCCAGCTCAATCAGAAGGTCCCCGTCTCGGGCTGGGTCAGCATCGCCGACGTCGGCGCCGTCTCGCTGGGCGCGCTCGTCGAAGTCGACCCCCCCTACCGTCAGCGGCAGAAGGACGAGCTGGGTGCGTCGGGCAACGACACGCTCGAGGCCACGCGCGCCGCGATCCTCCTCGCGCTCGCCGGCGCCTCGCCGCCCGTGACGACGGCCACCGTGCAGATGTACGAGAACACGACGCTCGTCTTCGACCCGATCACCGGCCTCCCCGGCAAGACGTACATGGCCGTCGTCTACGACGGAACGAGCGACCCCTCCGTGCAGGCGCAGCACGATCCGCTGATCGCGAAGGCCATCTGGTCGAACAAGGCTGGCGCCTCGAGACCCTACGGCTCGACGAACGTGAGCGTCGTCGACTCGCAGGGCACCACGCGCACGGTGGGCTTCACGCGCGCCACGCCGGTCGACGTCTCCGTCACGATGGACGTCTACATCGATCCCGCGATCGACCCCCTTCAGTGGGGCGCCATCCAGAGCGCGGTCAAGGACGCCCTCGTCGCGGCGGCCCAGGGCTCCGCGTTCAAGATGTACGGGTCGACCGTCACGCCGACGGGCAGCTCGATCACGACGCTCGGACCGGGCCGCGACTTTGTCGCGAGCGCGTTCAAGGCGATCGCGCAGGCCCAAGCGGGCGTCTTCGACGTCCAAAACTTCGCCGTCACGTCCCCTTCGACGACGCCGCCCCTCGAGCCGAACGGAAACGTCAGCGTCGAGATCGGCCAATTCGCGACGCTCAAGAACGTCAACATCACGGTCAACCCTCACGTCTTCGTGCCCTGAGGAGCTCGCCCAATGCTCCCCACGCAAAACCCCGACTACGTCCCCCAGGGCCTCGCGCGGCTCCTCACGCAGTACCAGGGCAAGCCGAACCTCTCGGCGGTGGTCTCGGCCTTCCTCGCCGAGGCCCAGGAGCTCGAGGACGCGATCTGGGGTGTCATCCGCTCGCAGCTCCTCACGCGCACCATTCCCGCCGGACCGCCCGACCAGGCGCTCCTCCAGCTCGCCGACCTCGTCGGCTGCCCGACCGAGGGCCTCACCGGCCCCGAGCTCGCGTTCCTCCTCCAGGTGTGGCTCCTCGCGCGACGCTCGCACGGCCTGAGCGAGGACCTCCTCGCGATCTGCGCGGCCGCCTTCCCCAACGGCTTCACCTACAGCGAGTTCTGGCCCGAGGCCTTCGCAGTAACGGCGTACAGCATCCCCGACGTGAACGTGCTCGCCGGCGTCGGCAAGGCGCTCACGCTCGCGCGCCCGCCCGAGGTCGCCGGGATCGTCGGCTGGGGCAACTGGGACGCGACGTCGACCTTCTATTTTGGCGACGGAAGCCCCGGGGGCGCCCCCGGCTCCGATTTCGAGGAGTCCACGGTGCGCGGCACGTACGGGACCGGCTTCCTCAGCGGAATCGAGGTCTGATCGATGGATCGCTCCAAGTTCATCGGGTTTCCGTGGGCCGACCCGAGCGACCCGACGACGTCGAACTACCCCTCGGGCTCCGACGACTGGGCCGGCGGACCGACGCGTATCCCGGCCGTGCATCGCTTCTGGACGCCGGGCCCCTCCAACGCGCCGACGGCGCAGGAGTTCAACGACGTGGTCGGCAGGCGCGACGACGCGCTGCTTTCGCTTCTTAATGCCGCGGGCCAGATCGACGCGCTCAACTGGGGCGACCTCACGAACTGGGGGCCCGCGCTCAACAGCGCGACGGCCGTGGGGGCGATGGCGCCGGCTTGGCACGCGCAGCTCGGCCTGTGGATCGTGGGCTACAACACGGGCTCGACCTTCAAATGGGCCTCGAGCCCGGACGGGAAGACGTGGTTCCTCTTCGGGACCAGCACGGCGACCCACCTGCCCGAGGACATGAGCTTCAACCCAACCACGGGCGCGGGGGTCTCCATCGGCAACGGCGACCTCTACGCGCTCGCCGCGGGGACGACGACCTGGGCACCCGCGGGGAGCTGGTCGTCCGGGGGTATGAGCGGCGCGGCCAATACCACCGGCACGACGTTCTTCGCGGGCGTTCACGTCATTTTTACGAATGCGCTCCCCTCGACGACCATCCTCTGCGCCTGGTCGGCGACCGGCGGACCGTTCGACCCATTCACGAACGCCACCGGCACGCTTTTCACCGTCGGCGCGAACGGCGGTGGCTTCCCGCTCTATGCGCAGAGCGCCGGCCGTCTCGTCATCATGAGCCAGTCGGACGGGACGCACTACACGTATAGCTCCGACGGCAAGGCGTGGACGCAGGGGACGGTGCCGACGCTCCTCACTGGCGAGCAGGTGAAGGGGGTCGCGTGCGACGGGTCGACGGGGACGTTCTACCTCCTCGTGTCGACGAGCTCGGCGGCGCGCATCTTCGCCTCCGCCGACGGGATCACCTGGACGCTCGTGAGCTCGCCGGCGAAGTCGATGTACCAGCTCGCCGCGAACGACGGCACGCTCCTGAGTATCGTGTCGGACACCTGGGGCACGCACCTCGTTGCATCGGCCGACGGCGGCGCGACGTGGCGGTATGCCGGGCTTGGATGCCATTCGGCGCCCCTCAGCGGCGCCATCGTGCTGCTCTCCGGCTCGGCGCGCCTGCGCGGCAACCGCAATCAGTTCATCGTGAGTGACGCGGCCCAGATGACCTACGCCGCCTCGAAGATTCTCGGCCTTCCGCCCGTCGCGGCATAGCGCCCGTCTACCTTCCCCGGCGCGATGGCCGAGGACCCGAAGACGCTCGAGCAAACGCCGGTCTCGCCGCGGGCCGAGGAAGTCGACGCCCCGCGTTCGACCTCGACGTACATCAATACGCTCCTCGAGGAGAACCATCGTCTCAAGCGCGACCTGGAGGAGGCGCTGCGCCTCGCCTCGGTCGAGCGCGACGAGAAGCGCATCGCCGAGCTCTTGACGCACTCCGCTGTCCCGCACGTGAGCGAGCCGCCCATGGTGCTCGTCTCCTCGCGGCCGCCGGGCTCCGAGCTCCCCGCGGGCACGTCGATGGTGCCGGTCGACCAGGTCACCGCCGAGCGCCTGAAGAAGTTCAAGGAATGGAAGGTCTGGGCCGCGCTGCTCGGGATCTTCGTCGCGAACCTCGTGAGCCATTTGCTCCTGCATTGAAAGGGAAGCCCATGACGCGCCTCTCGACCTTCCTCTTCGCCGCCGTCGCCGCCATCGGCCTCGGCGCTCTGGCGGGCTCCTCGCCCGGCTCCGAACCCGGGCCGCCCCCTGCACCGGACTCGCCCCCAACGGTCGTATCGATGCACTTCGATGATACCCCGATCGCGGCCTTCGGCGGATGGGCGGCAAACGACGCGTATGAGAACCGCGCGACCTGGGCGAGCTACCGCTCCCAGCCGACCCCGAACCCCGACCCCGAGGCGATCGCGCCGCAGCCGAAGCTCACCTGGCCCGCGTGGGCCCTCGGCACATGGGCCGCGCTCACGTTCCTCGTGAACTTGCTCTTCCATCTCTTCACCCCCAAGGACGTCGACGCCTGGGCCGAGCGGAACCCTTTCCTCGCGAAGGTGGCCAACCTGTTCCGGCGCGCGGGCATCGAGCCGCTCGCGCTGCTCACCGCGATTCGCGACTTCTTCGCCCGGAACCCTGCGCCGCCGGCGGCGATCTCCGGCAACGTCGCGATGGGCAAGCGGCCGCGCGCCTTCGCCACGCTCTCGAGCATGGCGTGCGTGTCGATCGTCGCGCTCTCGCTCGGCGCGTGCGGCGTGTTCAAGGGCGCTGACTCGCCCGACGATGCCAAGCGGCTCGCGCAGTGCGAGGCCGCCATCGCCGAGGAGAACCCCGAAGCCGACTTCGCCACCTTCGTGTGCGCATCGCTCGCGGGCTGCCTCGCGCAGGGCATCCGCACCGTCGCCGACGTCGTCGCCTGGGTCGTCGGGACCGACGATCCGCACGCCGCGCGCTACAAGCCCATCGCGCGCGAGGCGCAGGCGAGCCCGGCGAAGATGGGGGCGCTCCGCGCGCAAGTGGGGCACCCGTGAGCCGCCACCCCCCTCCCGTTCGTGCGCGCGGCCTCAAGCCGACGCCCCTCCACACGAAGCTCCGCTTCGGCGCGCTCCACCCGACGACGCCGGCGCCGGCATACCCTCCAAGCGCCTCGCTCCGCCACTTCCGCCCGCCGGTGTTCGACCAGGGGGAGACGGCGAGCTGTACGGGCCATGCGACCGCTCTTCTCGTCTACGTCGCGATGGCCCTCGAGCTCGCAAAGAGCGGCGAGGCCCCCGGCTTCATCCCCAGCCCGCGCAGCATCTACGCAGACGCGCGCAGCGAGGAGCAGCCGGGCGACGGCGAGCTCGCCGACGACGGGGCGAGCATCGGCGACGTCATCACGGCGATCGCGCGCGAGGGCGTTCGCCCCATGACGGAGAAGGCGATCGACGGCCGATTTTCCGACGTGACTTTGGACAACGTCGGCCTCCGCCCCACGCTCGCCGAGGACCTCGAGGGCGCGCTCCACATGGTGCTCGGGCCCGAGCACCTCGACCCCCTCGCCGAGGACTTCCTCGACCAGGTCGCCGCCTCGATCGGCGTCTACGAGGTCGGCGTCGACCTCGGCATCCACGCGAACCACGCCTTCATGTACTGGAAGCAGGGCGACGCCCCCGTCGACGACGCCTCGGGCTTCACGAGCGACGACGGGCACGACGTGGCGTGCCTCGCGTACGCGACGATGCCGGACGGTTCGCTCGTCTTTCTCCTCGACTCGTCTTGGTCGGAGGAGTTCGGGGACGAGGGCGGCGCCTGGGTCACCGGGCGGTGGCTCCGTCAGGCGTGCCTCGAGGCCTGGCGCTTCCGGGCGAAGGTGGCGCCGGTGAAGATGGCCGCGGGCTTCCACGGCCACGGGCTGGGGGACGGGTCCACATGAAGGCCCGCGTCGCTCTCCTCCTCAGCGCGATCGCAATCGCTGCGTGCACGCCGAGCACCGTCACGCCATCGCCCGACGCCTCGGTGTCGAGTGCGGCGTGCGCGACCCTCGAGAAGGCCGGCTGCCCCCTCGGCAAAAACCCGCTGTGCGCCGACCGCGTCGAGCGGGGGATCAGCGAAAACCACACGACGCACGAGAAGGTCGCATGCGTCGCCAACGCGGCGCCGACGAAGGACGCGATCGCGGCCTGCAAGTCGCCGTTCTTCGCGTGCCCATGAAGCCCGCGATCGTCGTCACCGTGGCGGCCGCCGGCGTCGACGTGCGCGAGTACCACGTCGACGCGCCGTCGCCCGACGACGCCCTCGCGACGGCGTTCCTCTTCGAGGACGCCCGGGCGCGAAGCTTCGCCCCTCGCCGAGCCCCGCGTCGCCGGCGGCTCCATGGGCCGCCGCGCCTCACGCCCTCACGACGCCGCGCCCTGCGCGCGGCCGCGCACTGAAAGACCCCGCATGCGCCAAGTCGTGCTCGGCGGATGGTGGACGTTCACGACGGACTTCGAGTCGGACCTCCTCTCGCTCTACCCCGACGTTGCGGGGTGGGTGACGATCGGCCCGGGCCTCCTCGCCGACCCGGTGCAGCTCCTCGCCGCCATGGACATCGAGTTCCGGCGGATCTCCGACGGCGAGCTCGCGACGTCCGAAGAGGTCTCGGTGCAGTGGAGCCTCGTGAAGTCGAAGCGCGCGCTCGGGAAACTCGGAGGGGCGAAGTTCCTCGAGCGCGTCCCGCCGCGCCTGCGCGCGACGCCCGAGAGTGTCGAGCGCGCCGCGCAACGCAAGCTGCTCCAGAACGAGGCGGGCATCCGGCGCTTCTTCCCCGGCTGGGACGCCTTCCCCGCGCCCGGGCAGATGCTTATCAGCTCGATCACCTGGGCCATCGGCGCGGGGGCGTGGGTGCACTGGCCGAACTTCTGCACCGCGGTGAACGCGGGCCGCTGGGCCGCGGTCGCCGTGCCCCACGGCGCGCCGGCGTCGTGTCAGATGAACGAGCACGGCGAAAACGACTCGTTCCGGCGGCGCAACGCCGCGAACCTCGAGCTCGCGAAGCGCGCCGTCGTGGCCCTCGCCGGCGGCGGCGTCGACGAGCTCGACGTGCGGAGCGTGCTCCTCGCCGCATACGCGGCGACGGGGCAGACGGTGCCCGCGCGGCTACGGACGGCGAACGCCTAGGACCTGCAGACGTTCGCCTTGCACGTGAAGCGCACGGGCGAGCCGGCGTCCTCCTCGTAAGCGTTCATGTCGCTGCAGTCGACGTCCCGATCGCACGAGTGGGTCGTCTCGCCGTAGGCGAGCCCCGTCTTTGTGTTCGAAGGGTCTGCCTCGGCGCAGGTCGTGGGGGTCGGGCATGGGTTTGCGCCTGCGTCGAGGAAGCATGACCACCGTGTCGCTAGACCCGGGCCGCACTGGACGAAGACAGAATGGTTGTCCCCGCACAGCTCCGTCTCGGTGTTGGTCGTCGCGAAGTAGCAGTACGCGACAAGCGGCGTATGGGCCGCGTCAGGCGGCGTCGCGTCGTGCCCCGCGGCGTCGACGACCACCGGCCCGCCGCCGTCGCCTCGAGGCGAGCTCGCGTCCCCCGCGCCGGCGTCGCCCTGGTCGTCGCCGGCGACGTCGCCGTCGGCCGTCGCCGCGGCGTCGGGCCCGGGGGAGCCGACGGCCGGCGCGCCCCCGTCGTCCTCCGCCGACGTCGACGAGCTGCTCGAGCAGGCGGCGAGGGTGAGGAGGGCAACGGCGAACCAGGGGGCAGGGGACGTCATGGGGCACCTCATCGTCGCGACCGGGGGCGTTTCGGGGAATCGGGCTTGGACCTGAGAGGGGCAGCGCGCACCTTGGGCGCGGGCACGCACGCCGAGCACAGGTCCTCGGCGACCCAGGAGCACCCCTCGGGGCACGCCTCGAGCTGGGTGCACCCGCACTTGCGGCAGCGTTGGAGCTCGAGCTCGTTGGCGAGGATCTCCTCGGCGACCTGCTCCGGCGTCGCGCCGTGGCGCTGCGCCAGGAGCTGCAGCGTCCGCATCCACCGATTCGGGATGCGGACGCTGAGGGTGACGTTCGGGGAGGTCATCGTGCCCCGAGGAGCGCACCAATGGTGCAGCGCGGGTTTCGGCACGCGTCGTCGAGACCGACGGGCTTGCCGCAGGCCGCGCAGGGCCCGCGCGTGAGGGCCTTCGAGCGCCGCTTCGCAGGCTTCTCCACCTTCGCGACGGCTCGGCGGATCTTGCGATCCTCGCGCGCGATCTTCTGCGCCTCCTCGTTCGCCCCGAAGTAGCGCCAGAGGAGTCCCGTGATCTCGCGGTCGAGCGCGTCGTACTGCTCCCCGATCCCCGCTTCGCCGAGCTTCTTCCCGAGCTCGTTCAGGCGCTTCGTCCCGTCCTCGATCTGCGCTGCGATACCGGTGATCACCTTCGACCTCTTCATCGTCGTCCCTCCGTCTCCTGCACCACCGCGGTGCGGAGCGCCGAGGCCTCGCCGAGGACCTCGCGCGTCCCCTCGAGCGCCTCGAGCGCCCAGCCCTCCGCCTGCGCGAGCTCCTCGGCGAGCTCGCCGTCGTCGGCGGCGCGCGCCGCTTCCTCGAGGCGCTGCTCGAGGAAGCCGACGGCGCCGAGCGTGACCTCGACCTTCCCGCGCAGCCGCGCGAGGTGCTTCTTCTTCTCGAGGTCGGTCATGGCCGGCCCTCGAGGACGTCGAGGAGCTTCCAGACGATGTCCGCGAGCTCCTCGACGTGGTTGCAGAGCTCGGCCTCGAGCGGCGACGCCGGGCCGAACCGCCGGGCGAGGAGCGACGAGCTCGCGTGCGCCTTCTCCGTGCGCGCGCGGAGCCGCGCGATCGCGAGCGAACGAAGGGCGGCGCTCACGAGGACCTCCCGATCGCCGCGTACGCCGCGGCCTGCCGGCGGTCCTCGCGGGCGAGGGCGCGGTATTCCTCGAGACGGAGCGCGCACTGCCACGCCGAGGCCACGTCGCCGGCGCGCGCCGCGTCGCGGAGCTCCTGGACGAGACGGATCGCCGTGAGCGCGTGAAGGCGCGCGCACGCGGCGTGGATTCGCGCGAAGGTGAGGGCCTGCCGACGCCAGCTCACGATGCCCGCCTTTCGCCGTTCGCCGGCTCGCCGGCGACGAGGGCCGGCACGAGCGCGCGGAGCGCCGCCTGCGCCCGCGCCTTGTACACGCGTCGCGCGCTCACCTTCAGGGCGCCGATCGCGCGGAGCTTCGCCCGCGCTTCGTCGACCCGCGGCTGGCCGCCGATCGCCTTGATGGCCTCGAAGCTCGTCGCCTGCTTGATCGCGAAGTCGAGCCCGAGCTTCTCGAGGACCTCGACGGCGCCGGCGGCGGCGAGGTTCGGGGATTCGGCCGGCTCGTCCTTGCCGCTGTACACCTCGCCGGTCCGCGTGAGGATGCCCCCCTGCGCGTCGGCGAAGGCCTTCAGGTCCTTCCAGGCGACGGCGACCATCTCCTCGAGGAGCTGCAGCGTCACGAGCCGCTGCGCCCCGTCCTCGTTCGTGACGAGGGGGGCGGTCACGCTGCGCCCGCGCGTGAGCTGCTCGGCGGGGATGAGCGCCTCGAGCTCCTTCGCCGCCTCCTGCGTGCGCGGGCACGTCGCCCGCGCCTTGCAGTGCCTCGAGGTGCACCAGGGCCCGTCGTTCGCCTCGCCCGGCGCCGGTGCCGCGGCGAGCTCGGCGTAGAAGCGGGCGACGTCGTCGAGCCCGAACGCCGTGAGCTCGTATGGCTCCTCGACGGTCGGGCGGTCGGTCCAGAGGTGCACACCCACGACCTTCACGCGATCGACGTTCCAGGCGCGCGCCGCGGCGACGGCCGCGAGCTCGAGCTGGTCCTTCGCCGAGATCGCATCGGGCCCGAAGTGGCACTTGTAGTCGGCGATCCACGCGAACGCCCCGTCCTCGTCCATCCCCATCGCCGCGAGGTCGAGGCGCATGCAGATCTCCGTGTCGCGCACCGGCCCCCCGGGCCCGGCGTACGCGGCGCGGAGCTCGGGGACGGCGTACCAGCGCGGGGCCGCGCCGGGCGGGTCGACGAGCTCGCGCGCGGTGTCGGCCGACGGGTCGTAGGCGAGGGCGACCTCGCCGCGCCAGACGGGGCGCCGCGCGCCCATCGCCTTCACGCGCTCGTCCATCCACGCGCGGCCGGCGGCGTACAGCGCCCGGACGTCGTCGTCATCGGACGTCTCGAGGACGCCGTCGTTCGCAACGGCGGCGAGCATGCGGTGGGTCGCGATGCCCTTCGCGCGCTCCTTCGCGCCGTCGGGGGTCTCGTTCCAGGCGACGTCGTCGCCGAGGAGGTGCGTGCAGTGGTGCACGAGGGCCGCGAGCGACCCGGTCAGCCGCGTGAGCTTCATCGCGACACCGCCCGCTGGGTCGGCATCTGCGCGCCCGCCGCCGGCGGCGGAGGGGGAGGGGGCGGCGCCTTCGCGGTGCCCGGGCCCTCGACGGCGCCGATCCCGCCCTCGGCCTGCCGGGCCGCCTCGATGTACCAGCGCTGAAAGGCGGGGCTCGCGGCCGGGCCGCCCGCCTCCCTCACGCACATCTGGCGGATCGAGCGGAGCTCGCTCAGCGTCTTCGACTCGACGAAACGCTTCGTGTACTTCGCGACGAGGTCCTGCTCCTTCGGAGTCATGAACGCCGCGACGCTCTCGCGCAGCTCGGCGGCGGACGGCCCGGCGGTGACGAAGCGCGCCGGCGCGGGCGGGGCAGGGGCGGGCTCATTGACGTGGACGATCTCGCCGCGCGTGAGCCACTTGGTGAGCTCCTCGGCGACCTCGCGGCCGGGACGGCGGAAGCTGCGCCCGCTCATCGCCGGGCAGCGGCTCTTCGTGACGGTGAGGATGTTGTCTTGGTTCAGGTCGCCAACGACGTCGAACTCGAACTCGACCCCGTCGCGCTGCACCGGCTGCAGCCCCACCTTGCGGGGGACCTGCTGACCGCGCTCGTTCGGCTCGACGACGTACGCCATCTTCGATCGCATCGTCGCGATGACGTGCATCGGCGCGGCGAGGATCGCGCGGAGCATCTCGTTGTGCGCGGGCGTCACCTGGCCCCACGCCTGGAAGCTGTTCTTCGCGTTCGCCGCGATGCGATCGACCTGCTCGAGCGCGCCGTCGTTGCCCATCCAGGCGTGGCTCAGCGAGTCGATGATCAGCGTCTGGTAGCCGGCGGCCGCCGCGGCGTGGATGGCCGCGACGTAGGCCTGGGGCGCGTGGTGATCGAGCTCGAGGACATCGAACTCGAAGAGGTCGGCGTACTTCGACGCCGAGCGGCTTTCCGTGTCGATGACGGCGATCGGGCCCGGGAGAAACTTCGCGACGTTGAGCGCGGAGTACGTCTTGCCGGAGCCGGGCGGCCCGGCGAGGGCCATGCGGAGGTGGAGCTGCTTCTTCGTCGCGCGGGAGAACTGCAGTACGGTGGACATGGGTGCGTGCCTTTCCTGTGAAGGTGCGTGCCAAGCCCTCGCGCGCTGTTAGCGCAGTGCGCGGGGGCGACTTGATTCGACTCAGCGCTCGGTGCCGAACGCCGCTTCGTAGCGCTGACGAATCCACCGGCGGATGAGGGCGGAGGCGGGCTCCCCCTCGGCCGCGGCGAGCTTCTTCAGCTTCGTCCGCTCCGCGTCGGAGACGCGGAGGTTCATGTAGAAGACGCGGTCGGTGCGTTTCTTCATTGCCCCTCTCGTGTAGCGCTCTTGTCGTTACGGATCCACGACGCGCGTCGTCAAAAACACGGGCGACGCGCGTCAAGTCGTGGTGAACGCGTCGTTATCCGTCGCTCACTTTTTTTTTCGCGAGCTCGCGGAGCCGCTCCTGCGCGCGCGCGACGTGCGCGAAGGCCGCGGCGCGCGTCGCCGTCCCCTGGTAATTGCGGACGACGGTGCACGCGGCGAGGAGGAGCTCGCGCACGGCGTCGAACGGAGGCTCCTCGGGAAGGTCGTCTGCGATCGTCGTGAGGATCTGCAGCCGCTCCCACGGCTCGAAGAGCGGGCGCTCCTGCGTGGGGATGCCGCGCAGCTCGCGCGCCTCCGCGATCGAGCGCGCGAGCGACGATGCGCGCTGCTTCATCGCTTCGCTCCGGCGGCGCCGGGAAGGACCGCCGGGATGAAGTTCGGGCAGCGCCCGCAATTGCACGGGCGCGCCGCGGTGAACGCGAGGCCGCCCGGGACGATCTCGCCCGAGTGCGCGTCCTCGAAGTGCCCGCAGAAGCCGCACCGGGTCTCCTCGCGCGGCTTCTTTGGGCTCACGACAAGCCTCGAAGCTTGCGCAGCTCGGCTTCTCCGGCAGGCGTGAGCTTGTAGTACGTGCGCGGACGGTTGCCTCGCTCTGGCGTGGCATCCGCCTCGCGACTCGTGAGGAGACCCTCGCGCTCCATCTGCCGGAGCAACGGGTACGGCCCCCCGCGAAACGTGAAGCCTCGATGGTCTTTCACGTAGAGCGAGATAGCGAGACCGTAGCTCTCGCCCGCGACGAGGATCGCTTCGAGCACGGCGGCGCGCCGACGCTGCGCCTCGAGCGGCATCCGGCGCTCGGTCATCCCGCACCTCGCGCCTGCGCGTCCTCGAGGACGTCCTCGAGGAGGTAGAGCAGGGCACCCTCCGAGGCGCCCACGAGCGAGAGGAGCCGCCGGCCCGCCGCCTGGAGCCGCCGCGCCGCATCGAAGTCGCCCGCGAAGCGCTGCGCGGCCGCCGCGGAGAAGACCTCGCGCGCCTCCTCGACGATCTCCGCGCGCATCTTCTCGATTTCGAGCGGGGTCATCACGACGTGAGCTCCGCGGTCACGCGCCCCCCGATGATGCGCCGACCCGTCCGCACGCAGACGGGGCAGAGCCACACGCTCGCCGGCGGCGCGCCCGCCTCGACCCAGCCCGCCGCCGACGCGAGGTAGAGCAGCCGCTCGGCCTTCTGCGCCGGGGTCCATTCGCGGGAGAGCATCCCGTCGCCCCCGAAGCACCGCCCGCACGCGCACCCGATCACGTCCGCACCGCCTTCGCCGGCGCAGTCCGCTCGCGCAGCGTGACTCCGAGGATCTCCGCGGCGCCCTCGGCAAGGGCGGCGACTTTCATCCGCCGTACGATCGCCTCGGGCGCCTTGCCCTGCTCGACCGTCATCACCATCTCGACCTTCACCCTTCGCATCGGAACCTCCTGGAACACGGGGCGCGCCACGAGCGCCCGAAGACGACGGCGACGCAGGGGCTCGACCACGAGCTCCCCGAACGCCCACCCGATCAGCGCGAACACCGGCGCCTCCTCCGCGCGAGGCGCGCGCGCCCGATGTCGGTGAGCCCCCACACCCGGAGCCGGCGGTCGAAGCGCGCACGCACCGCCGGCGTGCGCTCGAGCGTCTCCAGGACCTCGAGCACCGCGCGCCACGAGCGCCCCTCGGGGCGGCCGCCGGGGAGGGGGATGCGGAGCTCGAGCTCGCTGAGCGGCGCCTCGCCCTCGGCGAGCGCCTCGAGCACGCGCGCGCGGAGCTCGCGCTGCGCCTCGCCGATCTCGCGCGGCGTCACGGCGAGGCCTCGTCGGCCGGCGCCGGCGGCGCCGTGAGGGTCGCGACGTACGCCTCGAGGCGGGCGATCACCGTCGGCGTGAGCCGGCCGCCGCTCAGCGCCTCCTCGATCGATCCCGGACCGACGCCGGCGGCCTTCGCCATCCGGCGCACGCTTGTCGTGAAGGCGACCTTGTGGAGGACGGCGACGATGGGCGCCGGCACCAGCGCGCGGCGCTGCGCGAAGCCGGGCTGCACCTCGACGATGCGCCGGCTCATCGCGAGAGCCTCTCGATCGCGGTCTCGATGCGCGCGCGTCGGGGATGGTCGGGCGCGAGCTTCGCGCGCATCTCGTTCAGCACGCGCACGAGGTTCTTCCTCTCGACGGCGCAGATCGCGCAGTCGACGACGTCGTGGCTCGCGCATGGGCGCGGCTGGGTCATGCGCGCCCCGCTGCGATGTCTCGAGCGAACTGCGCTAGCTCCGACTGGATGCCATCGAGCATCCGCAGGTCATCCTCGGTCGCCTCGGTCCCTGGTCCGAGCCCACGCATGACCGAGCTGAAGAGTGCGAGAGCGCCGGCATAGAACGCGCGCCGCGTTTCCACTCGCTGCACTCGGCCGGCGTTCGCCGGCAGCACTTCCCGTTCGTAGGCGATCCACGCCGATTCGATCGTGCGCTTGCTCGTCGCCGCGTCGGTCACGACGCGGCTCCGTAGCGGCGGAGGATCTTCGCCGCGATCGCGATGCGCTCCCACGGGTGTCGCTCCTCGCTCACGAGCACGCGCGCGGCGTTTCGAAGCGCGAGGTCGTCGCTCTCGAGCAGCTCCGGCGACTCCGCACGCTCCCAGAAGTTCGCGCGCCACGTGTGGCCGTCGTCGGCGATGCAGCCGAAGGCCTTCGCGATGAGGTCCTCGGCCGCCATCGCGGCCTCCACCGTCGCGAAGCCGCCCTTCAGCATCGCGTTGTTCACCTTCGTTTCCACAAGCTCCCTCGGCCTCATCGTCCCGGTCCTCCCATCGCGAGCGCCGCCGGCGGCGCCGCGTCCTCGTCCACCCACGCGCTCACGCACGCGTGCTCGCCCGCCGCCGGCGGCGCGCCCTCGATGAGCGGCTCGTGCCCGCCCTTCAGGCACACGTACCGCCCGCACCCCGAGCACCAATGCGCCGCCGTGCACGGCGCCGCGCAAAACGCACACGTTCCCATCACGCACCTCCTTCGATCGCCGCGAGCTCGGCGAGGACCTCGTCGCGCTCCACCTCGAGGGCAAGGACCTGCAGCCGCCGGAGCTGGTCCTCGCGCCGGTCGTAGACGCTCCGATCGCGGAGCTCGGCGACCTCGCGATCCAGCGCGCCGCGCCCCGAACGGCGCGCGGCCTCCCGCACATCGCGAAAGAGCGCGCCCGAAAGCGGCGCGCGCTTCGTGCACCCGCCGCAGTCGCCGCACGCCGGGTCATGGCACGCCGGCGGCTCGACCCACTTCACGCGGCGGCCGAGCGCGTCGAGCTGCTCGAGGGCGCGCTTCACGACCGACCTCGAGGCGCCTCGAGGCGCGCGAGCGCTTCCTCCGCGACGAGGACCGCGCGATACGCCGCCTCGGTCTTTGCGGGGTCTCCGAACGCGTCGGCGAGGTCCTTGCGCTTCTCGGCGAGCTCCTCGCGGGCCAGCTTCAGCGCCTCCGCGCGGCCGTAGCTCGCCATGTCGAGCACCGGCATCGGCTCGTCGCGCCGTCGGCGCGCCGCGGGCCCGTGGACGTGCGGCGCCTCGCGGACGCGCTGCTCGGCCTCGAGGCGCGCGGCGCGCTGCGCGTCGCGCTCGGCGTCGATGGCGTGCGTGATCCGATCCTCGCGCCCGGCGTTCGGGCCGAGGAGCCAGACGAGCCGGCGCTCGTAGGGCCTCTCGGGGTTGCGGGGCCGCCGCGCGACCCCCCGCATCGCGAGCACGAGCTCGGCGACGGTCCACACCGCGAGCGCGAGCTCGACGAGGTGACGCTCCCACGACGTCGCGGGGTACGCCGCGAGGCTCTCGCCGGCGGCGTGCTCTCGATGGGCCGCGAGCACGGCGTTCACGTCGTCGGCGGGCGGCTTCGACGCCGGTCCGACTCTTGCTCTCCCCGCCTCTCGGCTCTCCTCCGCGGGGTCGTTCGCGACGACGCGAGGCGCGAAGCCGTCGAACGCCTGCGTCGGCGACACGCGCGCCGGGACGGCGCGCTCCGGCGTCGTCGGGCGCGGCGCTGCCGGCGGCGAGGGCGGGGGGGAACTCGGCGGCGCACTAGACCTCGGCGCAGCCGAGCGCGTAGCGTCGTCCTCGTGCGCGCTTCGCGCGCGCGCGCCTGAACGTTCCGCCGGAGAGGAAGAAGAAGTTCCGCTTACGGTAGATGGATCCTGGGATCCAGGGTTCGGGGTCCGATTGATGTCCTCGACATCGGTCCGGTAGAGCGAGCCTGTCGGCGTCCGATTGGCGCGCGCCTTCGCGGCTGCTCCCTTGGGCCGCCGCGGCGTATTTGGAGCCCGATCCTCGAACGCGGCCTCGAGCGCCGACACGCGTTGCGGTCGCCAGCGGATGAGCGTCCAGCCGTGGTGCGCGACGCAGGTGAAGGGGACGCCGGCGCGCCTGGCCGCCGCGCGCATCCGGTTGCAGACGCGGAAGCCCTCCCAGCCCTCGACGATCGTGTGCGTGCACTCGGCGAAGTGCGGGTCGATCGAGGCGCGCTCCTCGATGACGCCGCGCCCCTCGAGCGTGTTGAGCACCTCGAAGAGCTGGCTCCGCGAGCACTGGGCGCGCTCGACGAGGCCCATCGTCGACGCGCCGCAGACGCCCGTCTCGAAGTGGGTGTTCGCGAGGATCGCGTCCATCACGCGGTTCTCCACGCGCTGGATCTTCGAGCGCCGCCGGCGGCGCTGCTTCGCGAGGTACTTGCGCTGGTCGCCGACGTCGAAGCCGCCGGGGACCGGGAGCTCGGGCTGGAGCGAGACGCGGCCGCCGTACTCGTTCGGCGGCGGCCTACCTTCGGGCGGTGATGACGGCGACGGTGATGCAAGACGGACCTCGGCCTCGGCGGGCTGACCCATGGGGACTGCTCCGGGGACGTCCGCGAGCGCGACCCTCGCGCGCACGGAGCCCCCGTGGGGGGCGGCTCCAGGCGGCCGCCGTTAGGCGCACGGGTCCGTCAACGCCGGCGGGCGAGGCCCGCTACTCGGCATTCGGCGATTGCCACGTTCCCAGTCGGCGCGCGCACGTTTCCCGTGCAGCGGCAACACCCAGTCGCCACCGCAAAGTCATTGCGCGTTCGAATGCCGAAGAACGCAGAAATCCCGCCCCGCGTCCTGGACGCAGGTGGACCCTCCATGCTTACCTTCGGCCCACGGAAGCGACCCCTTGAGCGTTGGCGCGCTCGGGGTTTTTCCGGGGCTTTCTAGGCCCTGCTCGTCACGCGGTCCCATCGCTCCCAAGCTCGGAACCGCGGGACGAGCCTCGCCCCCGAGTTGACATAATGCATCGTGGCCGAATCCCGACTAACGGGACCCCACCCACGCGATGTCAGCTCGAAGTGCGGATTTGACTCAACGCACTAATGGGCTATCGCGTGGGTCACCTCCAATGCCGAAAGGGGGAGTGCGACCGTGCACAGTACATGCGTCGAAACGCACTCCGAACTTTCTCTGATGGCGCCGATCGCCCACACGCGTGAGCCCTTGATCGCGGGCGCACAGCGGGTGTAGGCGCGGCCGCTCAATGGAGCACCAACGGCGGCTCGAGGTACTCACGCAGCGCGACCCGTGAGCGCTCGCGGAACGCGATCGGGTCGTCGCCGATCGCGACCCACGCCGCGCGCACGGCGGCCATGGCGTCGCTCCACGCCGAGCTGTGCTCGTCGACGTCCTCGAGGCAGCTCCAAGCCTCGAGCGCTTCGAAGAGCTCGACGAGCGCAATGCCGAGTGGACGTCCGCTGTGCTCGCCGAAGTCGCGCTGCCAAACCCGGACGAAGCTTCCCCACGCGACATCGCAAGGGCGCCGATCGACGGTCGGCTCGTCGAGCTCCTGGCGCTGCCACTGCTCGAGGGCGACCTGGACGACGACGAGCATCGTGCGCACCTCGTCGAGGTTCAGCGTGCCCCCCGCGTCGCTCACGCTGACTTCCTCGCCGCGGCGCGCGCCTCGAGCCGCTCATGGATCAGCATCACGATCGCTTCCGAGATGGAGCGGCGCTGCGTCCATGCGAAGTCGCTGAGCAGCGCGAAGATGGGCTTGGGCATCTTCATGTTCGTGCGGCGACGCCGGATTCCACGGGTCGGCGGCGCGAGAAGCGGCGGCCGAACGACGATGGCGTCGCTCGCAGGACGCGCACGCGCCTTGAGCCCCTCCTCGATAAGGATCGCCGCCATCGGACCGACGCGCCGGCGCTCCGCGGCCGCGAGCTCGACGAGCCCGTCGCGCACGGCGTCGGGGAGCGTCGCGGAGATTTGATGGAGAGGGACCCGCACTGGCGCCGATTCAGCCACGGCCGGGGGTCAGGGATCAAGGACGAACGTCGATCCCCGCCGATCCCACCCTCCAGGCGTGCCGTCGGCGAGCTCGCCGGCGACGCCGCGCGAAGCGCGCGAGGAGCGGCGCCGCGCGGGCCCAGCGCGCGCGCTCGAGCGGGTGCGATCGCGCGTAGACGCGCTGGAGATGGCCGACGGAGACGTGCGTGTAGAGTTGGGTCGTCGAGAGCCGGGAATGGCCGAGGAGCTCCTGGATCGCGCGGAGGTCGGCCCCGCCCTCGAGGAGGTGCGTCGCGCAGGTGTGCCGGAAAGCGTGCGGATGGAGCGCGGGCTGGCCGACGGCGGCGCCCCATTTCGCGACGAGGCGCTCGATCGAGCGCGCGCCGAGCCGGGTCCCGCGCTCGCCGAGGAAAAGCGCGTCGCCGTGCCCCGGGAGCTCGCCGGCGAGGTCCCGGAACGCAAGCCACTGCTGGAGCGCCTCCTTGCACGGGCGCCCGAAGGGCACGAGCCGCTCGTTGCCGCCCTTGCCGGTGACGAGGACCTCGCGCCGCGTCCACTCGATGTCCCCTACGTCGAGCTGCTCGAGCTCCGCGACGCGGAGGCCCGAGGAGTACGCGAGCTCGAGGATCGCGCGGTCGCGCGTGAGGTAGAAGCGCGTCGGCATCTGGCCCCCGCCGCTCGTCGCCGGCGGCGCTGTCGGGGCTTCGACCACGGCCTTCGCCGCGTCGACGGAGAGGACGCGCGGCGCGGGGCGCGTGATCTTCGGGCTCGCGATCGCGTCGGCCGGCGACTCGCCGAGGGCGCCGATCTGCCGGAGCCAGCGCATCCAGGTCCTCGTGGCGGAGATCGCGCGCGCGACGGTGGCGGGCTTCTTCGTCTGCGCGCCCTCGCCGAGCCACGCGCGCAGGTGCCATACGGTGATCGCGCGCACGTCGGCGACGGCGGCCGGCGCCGTCGCACGCAGGTGCTCGAGGAGGCTCGCCACATCGCGCCCGTAGTTCTCCCGCGTGGAGAGCGACGCGTTCCGGGCCTCGAGGTGCAGGAGCCAGCGCGCGATCGCATCGGCGGTCGTGAGATGGAGCAGCCTCGCCCGCGCCGGCGGGCGCTCGGGTGAAGACGGGGCGAGGGGCTCAAGCTCAAGCAGGGGCGCGGGAAGTAGTCGGTCCCCCCGAGTCGATCTATCGGGTCCCGGCCTGAGCGCGAACAGGGGACAAATGCGCGTTACGTAAGTGTTTCTCGCTGTCTTTACGCGCGCACCTTCATCCCTTCATCCCTTCATTGCTTCATTCGCATATTCCTTTATACCTTCATTTCCTGGTAGCGTCCGGGCCCATGCTGACCATCGCCGTCTTGAGCCAGAAGGGGGGCAGCGGGAAGACCACTGTCGCCACCAACCTCGCTGCCGCCGCGCTCCTCGAGGACGAGCCCACGATCCTCATCGATCTCGATCGCCAACAATCCGCCGTTGACTGGTCGTACGCGCGCCCGCTCGGCTCGCGCCTGCGGGAGATCCACGTCGTCGACTCGTCGCGCCCGTCGGTGTCCGTTCGGAAGATCCGCGAGCTCTCAGCGGGCTATGGCGTCGCGATCCTCGATGGGCCCCCACGGCTCGGCGACATGACTCGCGCGGCCGCCATGGCGGCCGACGTCGTGCTCGTGCCGTTGCAGCCCAGCCAACTCGATCTCTGGGCCTACGAGGAGACAGCGAAGGTCCTCGACGAGGCGGACCGCTTCCGCAATGATTTGGGCCGCGAGCCGGCGAAGCGCCTCCTCGTCTTGAATCGCGCCGTCGCGCGAAGCCGCATGGCGCGATCGTGCGCGGCGGCCCTCGAGACGTACGACGTCGTCGGCGCACTCCACCAGCGCCAGGCGTTCCCTGAGGCGACGGCGAGCGGCGAGAGCGTCCTCACAACGGATGCGAACAGCGACGCCGCCTTCGAAGTGCGTCGTCTCTGGCGCGCCGTGCGGGGGCAAGCATGAGCGGCCCGAAGCTCGGGGTCACGCGGCCGAAGACGTCAGCAGCGAAGACGCAGCTCGAGGAGGGCCTCGGCCGCCTCGTCGTCGACCTGCCGGCGCCGCTCTTTCGGCAGATGAAGATCCACGTCGCCACGCGCGGGATCACGATGAAGGCGTACCTCATCGAGCTGCTCGAGGCCGACCTCGCGAAGCGGGGAGGCGTGGGGTGAGCGGCCGGCGCAAAAACGTGGTCGCTCTCTGGATGGGGGGACTCGAGGTCGAGATCGACGCAGAGGCCCGGCGGCTCGATCGGTCGCGCTCGTGGCTCATTCAGCGCGCCTGGGAGCTCGCGCTGCCCCACATTCGGGCCATCCCGACGCCGACGATTCGTCGGCCGCGAGGAAATTATTCTCCCTCCGCGCCTCGGTAGCCGCCTCGAGCTCGAGCTCGTCGACCCTGCGCGCAACGCGCGCCGGGGCTACCGCCTCGAGGTCGCGCCCGATCCCCAGCTTCCCCTGTTCCCCGGGGAATCGCGAGGAGTACTCCTCGTGCTCTCCTGGGGACGCCTCGAGGGGCGCTGGACGACGGCGCGCCTCCGTCTGCCCGACCTCGAGGCGGCGGCGGCTGCCTGGCGCCGCGTCCGCGCCGTGCGCCGGCGGCACGGGTACGTCGCGGTTTCCATCGCGCCCGCGACGTGATTTTCTCGAGGTGCGATGGGCGAGGTCCGCGCGAAGCATCTCCCCCTCGCCGTCGGCGACCCCGTCGCCGTCGCCCGAGCGCATCTCGCGGAGGTCCACCATGATGGCGATGAGGCACCAGCGGCCGGAGCTCGGGCGCGAGGCGCTCGACGCGCTCACTCCGACGCAGGCCATCATCGTTCGCCTGATCGAGCAGGGCTCGACGAACAAGGCCATCGCCGACGAGCTCGGGATCTCCATCAAGACGGTCCAAACGCACCGCGCGAAGATCAACGACAAGCTCGGGGTGCACTCCTCGCTCGAACTGATGGTCTTTCTCCGTCGCGTCGGCGGCGCGCCGGGGCCGGGCGAGTCCCTGAAAGGGCTCCTGACGTACTTCCGACAGCGCTGCTTGGGCGATGAGGCGCCGGCGAGGGCCGAGTGCTGGCTCTCGATCATTTGGGACGCTCAGATCTACGCCGAGGTGAGCGCGGAGGCCGCGCGCCTCCAACGCAGCTATTCGTGGGTCGTCCAGCAGGCCTGGCGTCGAGCTCGGGACATCATTCGCGCGATGGAGGCGTAGCCCGCCGTCGTGCACCGCGACGTGAAGCCGGACAACCTCGTCCTGCGATAGGCTCGACGCATTCCATCTGCTCGACGGGGAGCTCGGCGGTGAGCGAACATGAAGCCGCCGAGCGTTGAACCGCGGAGGGAGTGCGGCCCCGAGGCACGGCGGGGTAAGACGCATCACGGGGGAATCGAGCCTCCCCGACGTGCCCCCTGTTGGCCCGCCTACTCCTTCGAGGCGTGCCCCGGCCCCCCGACCCCCCTTCTATGTCGAGCGGCGCCGGCGATCCCTCGCCCCGGCGCCGGCGACGGGTGTCAACGCCCCCCGTTGACGGCCGTCCGCCGCCCGGGGTGTCCACAGACGACCGTTCGTTGACGCCCCAAATCCCCGGGAAAACGCAGCGTCTGGTCGGCTACAGCCGGGTTTCGACCGAGGATCAGGAGGAGTTCGGGGTGAGCCTCGACCTGCAGAAGGCGCAGATCGAAGCCTTCGCCGCCGGGGCCGGGCGCGAGCTCGTCGCGTTCTGCACCGACGCGCTCAGCGCGAAGACGCTCGAGCGACCGGGACTCCGCCGTGCGCTGGGAATGCTGATCGCCGGCGAGGCCGACGCGATCGTGGTCACCAAGCTCGACCGCCTGACGCGGTGCGTCCGTGATGGCGAGGAGCTGCTCGACGGCTACTTCCGCGGCCACGAGCGGCTGAAGAGCCTCGGCGACCCCGTGGACACGAAGAGCGCGGACGGGATCTGGGTCTTTCGGCTCTTCATCTCGCTCGGCGCGCGCGAGCGGGAGCGGACGGCAGAACGCACGACCGAGGGCCTCGCGCGCCTTCGTGCGACCGGCGGCGGGACACCGCAGGTTGGTGCGGCGACGGCCGCGCGCATCCATGCTCTCAAGGCGGAGGGATTCTCGTTGCGTGCAATCTGCACGCAGTTGATCTTCGAGGGGCACCCGACAACGAAGGGCGGCATGTGGCAGCCCGAAACGGTGCGGAAGGTCCTCGCACGCGCACGTTGACCCACGTTTTCCGCGTACATTTACGCGGTTAGGATGGTCTGAGATGGGCGAAGTTGGCCGTTTGGATCTCGACCTCATGTACCGATACCGCGCCGCACCGGACGGGTCGGCGACGCGACGGCGCCTCCTCGGCGAGCTGCTCGCGCAGAACGAGGGGCTCGTCGTCACCCTGGTGCACCAGCTCCGCGGCGCGGCGCCGAAACCGGAGCATGCGCGATTCGCGCGCGGGCCGTCGGTGCGCGGCGCGAACGCCATCGAGATCGACGAGGCCCTCAACCTCGGGCGCGTCGCGCTCATGAAGGCGATGGACCGCTACGACCCGAGCAAGTCGCGCCTGAGTGGCTACCTGCGAAAGAAGATTTTTCACGAGCTTCAATGCCTGGTCACGAAGGCTTCAATCGTGAAAGTTCACCGCGACGCGCGGAAGCCGGACATGGCCTACTTCGAGGACGACGACCACATGGGCCGGCTCCTCGGGGGCTCCGACGACGACGAGGACCTCGAGGAGCTCGAGCCCGTCGTCGACGAGCCGCCGACGCCGGCGCCGGTCGTCGTCCCCGCGCCCCGCACCGCCCTCGAGGAGCTGCTCGAGGTGCACTGCCGGTTCGCGGCCGCGGCGCGCGTGCCGGCGCTGACCCTGCGCGGGCGCCTCGATTCGATCATGCGCGCTCACCAAGAGCATGTCGCCATCGCCGAGCTCCTCGAGCAGCTCGACGCGCGCGGCGTACGTGAGACGCGCGTCCGCGTTCCCTGGTCACCGAGCCCCGTGCGCGCATTCGCGGGGGTCGGGCTTCGATGTGGCGTCGATCCCCCTGACTACGAAGTGCGCCTTGAATCTCCGGGGCGTCACTAGCTTCGGGACGAGGAGGTGGACATGGCCACGGACAAGCCCACGACTCGCAAACGGCCGCCGCCGCGGCCTAGCCAGCGGAACATCCGCGTCAGGCCCGCGATCGCCATCGACGACCAGGAGCTCGCCAAAGTCGTCGCGGATACGGACCTGTCGTGGTGGACGCTCCAGCGGTGGAAGAAGGGGAAGCCCGTCCATCCGAAGACGATCCGCCGCATCCTGCGATCGCTCGAGAAGCGCGGCATCCAGCTCCGCGAGCTCCCGGCGAAGGGCGCGCGCCGGCGCGTCGTCGACGCAGGCAAGGCCGCGTGATCGACTCGATCGAGCATGTTGCGCGTCTGCTCATCTTTGTCGTCCTGATCATCGTCCCGCTCTGGCTCATCACGCGTGCCCGATGATCCCGCCCCTCGACGCAGAGACGAACCGCGCGTGCTTCGATCGCCTGAACCGCGTGCTGACCGAGGAGCTCGAGGCCGTGCTCCTCCGGCGCGCGCGCGAGGCCCAGGGCTGGACCTGGAAGCCCGGCATCGCCTCCCGCGATGAGCAGATCGCGTGCGGGATGGCCGGGGTACTCCTCCGTCACGCCCTCAAGATGCTGCGCGCGGCCGGGTACAACGGGGCGCGCCTCGGGCCCTTCGTCCAGCAGTGCTGGGAGGAGCTCGCGTCTACTCCTTCCCGGCGTGACCCCTCCGACCCGCCCCGGTGACCCGCCCGGCAACGCGCCGGCGACCCCCGCTCGGCGCCGCTGCCCCGGCCCCCCCGGAAAGACCGTAAAATGCATCGCTTGGCTCAAGGCCGGGCAGGCGTTTTGCCGGTCGCACGACCCCGCGCTCGCTGACGAGCGTCGCGCGAACGGCGCCAAGCGGCGGCAGCCCGGCGACCTCGACGGCCCCCTCGGCAGCCTCGACAAGATCGCGCGCGAGGTGGCGCGCATCCACACCGAGCTCCGCGCCGGCGTCGCCGTGGAGGTCGTCCTCGAGGAGGGCGAGCTCGGCGCGCTCGTGAAGGAGCTGCTCGAGGGCGAGCAGGGCACGAAGAGGCATATGCGCATCGCGCGGCAGCTCGCGGCCACCGCGCCGCTCGACCCGGCGCGCGCCAACTCGATGCTCGCGGCGCTGCGCTTCCTCGCGCAGCTCGTCCAGCTCCGCACGGGGGCGAAGAAGGGGAAGGGGAGCGGCGGCGACGCCGGCGGCGGGTGGGGCGCGGGAGGACTGGAAGGAGCGCTGGGATGACCGCCGACGAAGCGAAGGCCCTTTGGGAGAAGGTGAAGGCGAACAGCGCCGCCCTCGATGCCTGCCCTGGGCCACACGCGTTCGAGGACACGACGCCCGGTCAGCCGCCCTCCTTCGGCAAGCGGTGGCGGTGCCAACGCTGCGGCGGCGAGGCCGACACGATCGCGAAGCTCTGGTACGAACGAGGCCTCGCGCACGGCCGCGCCTCAGGCGAGGGCTGCGCACCGGACATGGCCCGCTTGCTCCTCGACGCGGAGTGGAGCGGAGGTGACGTTGGCGGCCTCACCATCTGCCCATGGTGCGCTGCGCGTAAATATCCCGAGCCGTCGAGGCACAAGCCCACGTGTCCGTTCGTCGAGCTGCTCTCCCGGGCAGGGCTCCGGTGATCACGCTCGAGCAGCTCCTCACCTCGCCAAACGGGTTCGGGCTCACCGGCGCGACGCTTTGCCAGCGCGCGATGTGCCGCATCTTCGACGGCCTCCCCTTCGACGACCTGGTCGAGCAAGCCCCCGCGCTCGAGGGCGAGCCCGAGCTCCGGGCCTCGCTCGAGCGCGCCTTCGGGGTCGCCGCCGGCGCCGAGCTCCCGTCGATCCTCACGAAGCCGCTCGAGGTCTACCTGCTTTCGGGCATCCGCACGGCGAAGAGCCTCACGGGCGCGGCGCTCGCCGTGCGCTGCGCGCTCACCGTCGACCTCTCGAACCTCCGCCCGTGGGAGGAGCCGTGCGTCAGCGTGCTGAGCCTCACGCTGAAGAAGGCGAAAATCATCATGCGGCACCTTCGCGGGCCGCTGCGCACGCAGCCCGCGCTCCGGCCGCTCCTCGCGCGTGAGCCGACGGAGTCGTGCGTGTGGATTCGGAGGCCCGACGACGGGCGTGTCGTCCGCATCGAGATCGCCGCGGGGGCGAGCGCCGGCGGCTCGCTCGTCGGTGACTGGTCGGCGGGGTGCATCTTCGACGAGTTCCCGCGCATGAACGGCGAGGACGACGGCAGCGCGATCAACTTCGACGACTCCCGCAAGGCCGTCCTCGGGCGGCTCCTCCCGGGCGCGCAGCTCGCGGGCCTCGGCTCCCCGTGGGCGCCGCGCGGGCCCGCGTACGACATGGTCCAGGAGAAGTGGGGCAAGCCTTCGCCCCAACTCGTCGTGCTCCGCCCGCCGTCGCGCGCGATGAACCCCGTCTATTGGACCGACGCGCAGATCGCGAAGCTGCGATCGAGCCCGCGCGGCGAATGGGTCTACACGACCGACTTCCTCGGCGAGTTCGCCGACCCGGAGAGCGCGTTCTTCACGATGGCGGAGCTCGAGCGGGTGACGCGGCACGCGACGCTGAAGCACAAGGCGTGGAACCTCCCGCGCGACCCGCGCCTGCCGTACTTCGCCGCGATGGACCCGGCGACGCGGCGGAACGCCTGGACGCTCGTCATCGGCGCGCTGCGCTTCGACGACAACGGCAACACGTCGATCGAGATGGCGTACGCGCGCCAGTGGGTGCCCACGCCCTCGAACCCGCTAAAGCCCCGCGAGGTCCTCGAGGAGATCCGGAAGGACCTCGCCGCGTACGGCGTCAACGAGGTGCACAGCGACGGCTACGCGAGCGACTTCATCGTGGACCTCGCGGGTACGATGGGGCTCACGATCACGCAGGTGAAGATGACCCAGGCGGAGATCGTGAAGATGTTCGACGCGCTCCGCATGCGCGTCCTCGGCGCGACCTTCGAGCTGCACCCGGACCCGTACGTCAAAGGGGACCTCCTCGCCGTGCGGAAGGTCGTGACGAACCAGTCGCAGCGCATCGCGCTCCCGATCACGGCCGACGGCCGCCACTGCGACTACGCCCCCGCGGTCGCGCTCCTGAACCACGTCGCCACGAACGGCGGCGGCGGCCTGTGGATGCACGCCATGGGGCGCCTGGGGCGCGAAGGGGGCTCGCTCCTCGGGAGCTGACCTACTCCTCGAGGCCCTCGATATAGGTGAGCGCCCCGCGCTTCGCCGCCTGGTGACGCGCGCATTCGCTGCACAGCACGATTTCTCGCCTCGGGTCGTGCAAGTCCCAGACGAGGCACTTCTTTTCATCGCGCGCGATGTTGCGCCCGCACCCCATACAGTCGATCCCCGGTGGCGCCGGCGGGCGCGGCGGAGTGGTGATGCTGACGTCGACAGGCGTCCCCCGCGAACGACCCGAGCTCGGCGACCGTCACGACCTCAGCGCCGCACCAGTAGCAGCGCGGGCCGGCATGCCCCTCGGGCTGGGAAGCGCCGCACCCGACGGCGCCGCAGCGCCGCGACACGGGTGCGGCGTCCACCTTCAGTCCTTCTTTGCGGCCGGCTTCTTCGGCGCGCGCTTCTTCGCGGTGCGCGGTGCGCCCGCCTTCGGGGACTTCACCGTCGTCTTCTTCGAGGGCTTCTTCGCAGTCTTCTTCGCGGCCATCGTGACCTCCGTGGTGTGCTGCAGTGTAACGGCGCGCTTTCCATTCGTCTCGTTCGGCGCGAGCCTGGACGCGCGGAGGTGGCCCCATGGCCGACGCGATGAACAACGCCTTCTCCGACTAGCTTCGCGGCATGAGCGAGCACCCGCACTCGAAGACGTTCCCCGGCACGGTGCGCATCGTCGACCGCGGGCCGAAGCTCCCGAACGGCTCGTACGAGTTCCCCGTCTCCGTGACGCAGCTCCGCGACGCGAAGGGGAAGTTCCTCGGGACGATGGTGACCGTCGCCGCCGGCGGCGACCTTCGGTACACGCAGGAGCACGGCAAGCCCGGCGAGCTCCCGCGCCATGACGTCAACGTCGTCCAGTTCGAGCCCGCCAAGCCCATCGACACCGACGCCGAGGCCGCGAAGGCGAAGGCCGAGGCCGAGCACCAGAAGGCGGTCGAGGAGGCGAAGGCGAAGCTCGCCGAGGCCGAGGCCTCGCCCGTGCTCGCGGCCGACGAGGCCGCGGGCGAGGGCTTCGTGTACCGCGAGGACGAGACGCCGAAGAAGGCGCGCTAGTTCGGGCGCGCCGCGGCCTGCTCCTTCGGGATGCACTTCGGGCAGACGGCGACGAGCCCGCCATCCGCCGTTGGCGGCTGCGGGAGCCACCCGACCGACCGAAGCATCGCGTCGAGGAACCGCGAGGGATCGGCGTATATCTGGTCGAGGCGCTTCGCGTGCTCCTCGTCGAAGGGCTGCAGCTCGCCGAGGTCGATGCGAAGTCGCTTGCGGCAGCGGGGGCAGCGAAGGTGGAGCATCGGGCGAAGCCTAGGGCGTCGACCGGCCCATCGAGCTCGGGGTCCCCTTCGGCTTGTGCTCGGGGCAGAACGCGGCGAGCTTGCCGCCCTTCCGCGCCATCGGGAACCAGCCCCAGTCCGCGAGCTCGCGCTTCTGGCCGTCGGTCGTCGTCGATTGGAGCCGGATCGTGCGCACGCATCCAGCGGCGCTGCAGTGCTTCGGGGTGCCGTCGGCCATCGAGCGCGAATCCTAGCTTCGCGGCGATGGGACGCCCCGAGATTCAAGAGGTGCCGGCGAAGCAAATCCTCGAAGTGCAGGCGTTCTTGCGCCAGCGCGAGGCCCTCGACGCCTGGAAGAAGAAGCACGGGAAGGCGATCCTCGAGCTCGCGGCGATCATGGTGAAGTACAACCCGTGCCTGAACGCCGCCGAGAAGGTCGTGCGCGAGCGCAAGGTCACGTGCGGTCCGTTCCAGTTGAAGCGCTTCGACCCGGATCGCGACGCCGGCGCGCTCGAGAAGGTGCTCGGGCGAAAGGAGTTCGAACGGCGCGGCGGGGAGATCCACGAGGAGGCGACCCTCGACAACGCGCTCTTCGACGCGCTGCTCTCCCAGAACGTCCTCAGCGAGGACGACGCCGAGAAGGTTCTCACCTGGAAGCCGATCTACGACAAGCCAAAGCTCATCGTGCTGCCGTGAAGCGCCGGGCGAAAGGGCGCCTCCTCGACGAGGCCGACCAGGTCGGCTGGGCGCTCCTGCGCATCGCGATCGCCGAGCTCGCCAAGCAACGGAAGCTCCTCGAGCGCCTCGCGCGTGCGGTGCACACGCACGCCCGGACCGACCTCGCCCCCGATGCCGCGCTCCCCGCGCTCGAGCGGCTCCTCGAGGAGCTCGCGGTCACCCCTCCTCCGGGTCCGGCTCCTCGAAGTCCCCGAAGACCGGCAAGGGGACGCAGCGGCACTGGATGTCCTCCCCCGGGTTGTTCGTCTCGCCGCTCTCGGTCGTGACCGGCGGATCGTCGTAGGCGAACGTCTGCCCCTCGAGGGCCTCGTGCAGCGGCCGCACGCGCTCGTCCCGCGACGTCGACCACCGGTAGCGGGAGACGCCGACGGCGCGGTGGCGGTACTGCGTGAGCGCGGCGTTCGTCTTGAGCGTCTGATCGCGCGCGATCAGCATCGCCCGCGACTCGCTCACGTCGGCCCGCTCCTGGAGGAGGTCGGCGAGCTCCTCGACGCGGAGGCCCAGGTTGTCCGGGTCGCGCAGGACGCCCTCGACGTCCTTCACGTACTTCTGCGCCGCGCGCTGGAGGAGCCGGATGTTGTCCTCGCGCGCCTGGGCGAGGACGCCGTTCGCGCCGGGGACCATGCCCGGGCGGATGCCGAGGAGCGCGTTCCCCTCCTCGTTGCTCCGGTCGACGGCCGCCCCCATGCGGTCGAACGCGGGGCCGACGTGCTTCGCGATGTACGCGAAGAGCCGCCGCTCCGTCTGGGGCGGGAGGACCTTCACGGCGTCGAGGCGGTTCGTGCGCGTGTGGACTTCCGGTTTCGGCAGCTCCATCGCGGCGACGACGCCGGCGTGGACGCCCTTCATGACGCCGCGGAGGTCCCGCACGTAGCGCGACTCCGCCGCCGGCGAGGCGCGGAGCAGACGTGCGGCGCGGGCGCGCACGGCGCGCGTGGGAGAGGCCGCGGCGCGCTGGTAATCCAGGATGCGCGCGAGGACCTCGCGGTCGGAGACGGTGACCATGGGCTACTCCTCGAGGCCGTCCAGGAGCACGAGCGCGGGCGCGCGGGGGAGGAGCTCGCCGAGGAGCTCGTCGCCGGCGACGTAGGGCTTCGCGCGCACGTGGTGGTGCGGGCGCTCCGCCTGCAGCTCCTTCGCCCGCTCGACGGCCATGCGCTCAAGCGGAAAGGTCTCGAACGCGCCCGGCGGGCGGCGGAGGAGTATCCAGCCGCGGATGCCCGGGCCCGCGACGTATACGCCCCAGGTGCTCACGCGCCCCTCGTCGGCGGGGGCGTCTTCTTCGCCGTCTTCTTCGCGGGGAGCTTCCCCGCCGGCGCCGGCGGGGGAGGGGGCACGGGCGCCGGCGGCGCACCTGGAGGGGCCGGCGTGCCCGGCGGCACGGTGCCGGGCGGCGGCTCGTCGGGCTCGTCGTTTTCGTACGGGTCGAACGCGGTCGCCCCCTCGATCGCCGCCTCGCGCGACTCCATGTCGGCCGACGGATAGAGACGCTGCCGCTCGATCGCGATCTCCTCGGCGGTGTACGCGCCGATGCCGCTGGGCCCGGCGTAGATGGCGTCGCGCTGCGCGACCTTGAGGTCGGTCTCGGCCTGCTCCTGGTCGGTCGGCTCCCACAGCGCGCCGTAGTCGATCGTCCACTTGATGCCGCTGGCGGCGTCACCCTTCGGCAGCGTGACGGGGCAGTCCTGCGATCGCGCGATGAGCCGGTAGACCCGGCGCTGCATGGGCGCGAGCTGCGTCTCGCGCTCGCCGCGGATCTTGTCGTACCACTTGCGCGTCTCGCTATCGGCGCCGGCGGCCGCGTTCAGGCCACTCGCGGCGCGCCCGAAGATCTCGGTGACCGGCGTGTCCGCCTCGGCGGCGAACTTGAGCATCATCTTGTCGAGGAGGTCGGAGATGCCGGCGAAGCTCGTCGGCGCGCGCTCGAATTCCTCCCCCTCCGAGTCCAGGAGCACGGCGTGCGCGACCGAGCGCCACTCCTCGAGGAGCCGAAGGCGCTGGCGGATGGCGTCGAGTTGCCCGTTCGAGATGGCGGAGAAGAGCCCCTTCCGCTTGAAGACGGCCTGCGAGGCGTCGCTCAGGAGGTACGAGGTCGCGTCGAACGCGTGCTCGAACTTCCGCAGGCCGTCGTAGATGCGTTGGAGCAGCGACCAGCCCCAGCCCGCGAGCGACTGCATCGACAGGACGTCGGTGCGCACGCCGCCGAAGCGGATGCACCGGGTCTCGTGGATGATGGCGGTCGAGAAGCCGGCGGCGCGCAGCCTCGAGGCGCTCGTCTGTTTCAGTCCGCCGCGGAGCTTCGTCCCCGAGTAGGGCGTCGCGACCGCGTTGGACGTGAGGTACGTCATCGGCTGCCCCGCCTTCGGGTGGTCGTCGGGGTAGTACTCGTTCACGTACGCGAAGCGGCGGTCCATGCCGTTGATCCACGCGAACGTCTTGATCCGCTCCTCGACGAGCGGCTCCCACGGCATGCCGCCGTCGTCGGCGCCGAGCACCAGGAGATAGCCGCCGTAGAGCCCCTCGAAGACCTTCGCGGTGAGGAACCACTCGTCGACGTGCAGCTCCTCGTTGGCGTAGTCCTGCAGGTCCTTCGCGTCGTCCTCGCCGACGTCGTTGGCCTTGAGCTTGTACCCCGCCCGGAACATCTCGGTCGGGCGCTTCTCGACGACCTTGGCCGCGATGCTCGAGCCGTTGAAGAGGTTCGTGAGCTCGGTGTCGTTGAGACGCTGGACCGTGGTGAAGCGGCCGCGCGTCGTCTTGTCCCCCAGCGTGCCGATCCCGGTGGAGAAATTCTCCCAGCCGTCGGCGCGCTTCACCGGCGCTTCGTAGGGGCGACCGTGCGCGTCGTAGATCACGCGCCGAAGCTAGGTTTCGCGGCGTGGCAGACGAGATCGTGCACCGCGAGCTCCGCTTCGACCTGGCGCAGGGCGAGCTCCAGAATCCCCGCCGCCAGACGCCGCACGGGGGGATGGTCGCGCGCGCGACGATCACGCGCACCGGCGTCTTCGAATACAAGCAGCCCGACGGGAGCATCCTGCGCGAGCTCCGGCCGCCCGAAGAGGTCCTCTCGAAGGACACGCTCGACTCGTTCGCGCACGCGACGGTGACGGTCGACCACCCCGGCGGGCTCGTCGATCCGAAGACGTGGAAGAAGGTGACCGTCGGGCACACGGGTCAGCCCGAGGCGCGCGACAACACCTTCGCCGACGCGGACATCTTCCTCGGCGACGCCGACACGATGGACCGCGCCGAGAAGAAGGAGCTCGCGGAGATCTCGTGCGGCTACCAGTGCCGCCTCGATCGCACGCCGGGCGTGTGGAACGGGCAGCCGTACGACGCCGTGCAACGGGACATCCGTGGCAACCACGTCGCGCTCGGACCCAAGGGCTGGGGCCGCATGGGCCCGCAGGTGAAGCTCCACCTCGACGCGGGGGAGGCGGTGAGCGGGATCGAGCCCGGCGTCTACGTTCCGCCCGTGAGCACCAAGGACGAAGGCGGCAAGGGCAAGGACACGCCGGCGGGCGGCACGCCGACGCCGAAGGACGACGCCGCGGAGCTCCGCGGCGAGCTCGCGACGCTCAAGGCGGAGAACGCGCGCCTCAAGAAAGAGGCGAGTGAGCGTGACGACGCCGCGAGCGCCGAGGCCGAGCAGGCGCGGGTCGACGCGCGAGTCGAGGCGCGCTCGTCGCTCATCGCGACGGCGAAGACGCACCTCGACGCGAAGTGGACCCACACGGGCAAGAGCGACGACGCCATCCGGCGCGAGGTCCTCGCGAAGCTCGAGCCCGAGGTGCTCCAGGCACCCGAGGCGAAGGCGGACGCCGAGGGGGCCGAGGCGTTCATCGCCGGAGCCTTCCGCGCGGTGACGAGCCGGCACGACGCGGCGACGAAGGCGCTCGGCAAGACGCGCTCGGCGTCGCCGGGCGGCGGCCGCGCGGCGCCTCCTCCCCGCACGGGCGCGGGCTCGCGCAGCGACGCTGGCGGCGGCGCGCAGGAGCGCGAGGACGAGGGCGACGAGGACCCGGTGGCGAAGGCCGACGCCGCCTACCAGACGCGCGAGAAGGAACGCTGGCGGAAGCCCACCGCCGCGGCCGGGGGGAGCAAGTAGCCATGGCCCTGTTGAACTTCCTCGGCGCGATGATCCCGGGCCTCCCGGGCGCGCTCATGGACCCCTCCGCCTTCGAGGGCGGGGACATCGTCACGTGCACCGCGGCCGAGGTGATCCCGTTCGGGATCGCCCTCGAGTACAAGGCCGACGGCACCGTGCAGGCCGTCCAGCAGACGGGCTGGCCGCCGGCCGTCCCGACGGCGATCGCCGGCATCTCGATCCGCAACCCCTTCGTCGAGCAGGCGCTCGCCGCGTACGCGGTCCCCGCGTCGACGGCGGGCTCGACGTTCGCGGGGTACCCCAAGGGTTTCCGCATCCCGGTCCTCAAGCGGGGCCGCATCTGGATGGCGTACGACGGCGGCGGCACGCCGCCGAAGTTCGGCGTCTTCAACATCTGGCACTCGTCGACGGGCGCGAACCCGCGCGGCGTCGCGACGCTCACAGCGACGGCGACGACCGCGGGCGCCGAGATCGGCGCGGCTCCGACGGGGCTCACCGTCTACAACCCGGGCCTCCTCGCGAAGCTCTACACGGACCCGTGGAACCAGTCGATCGGCATCCTGGGCGTGTCGGTCAACCTCCCCTGAAGAGCGCGAAGGGAACGACGTCATCATGTTCGAAGGCCTGCAGCTCAACCCCGGCGCGAAGCTCCTCGGAACGCGCTCCATCCGCGTCGACGCGCGCGGCACCTCGGTGCCGGTCCTGCTCTCGCTCGGCAACCCGTTCCAGGGGATGCAGCGCTTCGACGCGAGCATCTCCGAGTGGGTCGCTGAGCAGCTCTGCGCCGGCTCGCCCGAGTTCCGCGGCGACGCCGGGGGCACGCTCGCCTTCGCCCGATCGCTCGAGTACACGTTCGCGAAGGTCTACGAGATCCCCTTCCCGCGGCTTCGCGCGACCGAGTTCTTCCCGCTGAACACGGAGGTCCCGCCGGGGAGCCTCACGTACAACTACCGGCAGATCGTCGGCACGGGGCAGGCCCAGGTCATCAACCCGATGGCCGTGGACTTCCCGCTCGTCGGGCTCGACGCGAAGGAGTTCCCCTCGCCGATCGTGACGACGGGCTGCGCCTGGCACTTCAACTTCATGGACATCGCCCGCGCGGCGCTGACGAACGTGCCGTACGAGAGCGCGCTCGCCCGCACGGCGCGCTACGCGATCGAGTTCCTCGGCGAGGTCATCGCCGCTGTGGGCGTCGCCGACGCCGGCGTCCCCGGCATGACCAACGCCCCCGGCGTCACGGCGACGGCGCAGGTCTCGACGGGGAGCTGGCTCACGCAGATCGCGAGCATCGCCGCGGCGACGCCGAGCACGCCGGCGGCCGCCGTCGCCGCGATGAGCGGCATCATCTCCGACGTCAACGCGATGGCGAACGCCGTCGCCGCGAACACCGACGACCGCTTCCCCGCGACGAACCTCCTCATGTCGCCGAAGCTGTACCGCGCGCTCAAGACGGCGCCGCGCTCGCCGGCGTTCACCGACGACTCGATGCTCGATTACATCCGCAAGATGACGGGCCTCGAGCCGGACTACTGGCGCCCGCTCGCGACGGCGAGCGCCACGGGCCACGGCCGCACGATGGTCTACTGCAAGGACCCCGAGGTCGCCGAGATCGTGCGCGCCCGCATGTTCACGCAGTTCGCGCCCCAGCAGCGCATGCTGAACAACATCGTGCCGTGCATCGCGGAGGAGGGCGGCGCGTCCGTCCACATCCCGGGCGGCATCACGTACATGGACGACCTCGACACCTGACATCGGAGGTCGGGCCGTGCTCGACGTGCCGACGTTTCAGTTCGACTTCTTCGAGTTCGCCGAGACCGACCCGGCGCTCATCGAGCGGGCCCTCGCGCGCGCGCAGCGCATGGTCGACGCCACCGTGTGGGGCGACCAGACCGACGACGCGGTCGGCCTCCTCACGGCGCACTACCTCGCGATGGCGAACCGCGGCTCGAACGAGAAGGTGAAGCCGGGCCAGACGACGACCTACTGGGACGAGTTCGTCGAGCTCCGCACCTCCGTCGTCGCGGGCTTCTCGTTCACGGGGTGCTGACCATGGCCGGGCGGTTCGTCGATCGCGACCGCGGCTTCCGGGCGCTCGTCCAGCGCGTCTACCGCTTCGGGGCGCCCCAGGTGGCCATGGGCATCCTCGAGGCCGACGGCGCCCAGCCTGCGGCCGGCGCGGAGGGGAATCAGCCCCTCACGGTGCTCGACGTCGGCACGTGGGCGGAGTTCGGCACCGAGTCGGAGCCGGAGCGTTCGTTCATCCGGGCGTGGTTCGACCAGGCGGAGCCGCAGCTCCGCGAGGAGTTCGCCAAGCTCCTCCAGGAGGTCCTCAAGGGGACGAAGACGAAGGAGCAGGTCCTCGAGCTCGTGGGCCTCCGCGGCCAGGGCGCGATCCAGGCGCGCATCGCCGCCGGCATCGATCCCCCCAACGCCCCCTCGACCATCGAGCGCAAGGGGAGCTCCAAGCCCCTCATCGACACCGGCCAGCTCCGAAGCTCGATCAGCTTCGCCGTGCGGGAGCGTGGCCGATGAACCTCATCCCCCGCGACGAGCTCGCCCGTCTCGTGCGCCAGCTCGCCCGCGCCCAGGCCTTCTGGGTCGACGAGCCGAGCACACAGCCGGGCCAGCAATCCCGGAGCTCGCCGGCGTGGATCGAGCTCTCGCCGCTCTCCATCGGCACCAAGGGAGAGGACGAGTACCGGCAGCGGCCGCGCAAGGACAACCCGAACGCGCTTCTCAGCACGATCACCGGCTGGCGGCGCGTGACCATCTCGCTCCGCGCGAAGAGCCAGTCGACCTTCATGATCCCCTACGAGCTGCTCGAGCGGGTGCGCGCGGGCTTCTCCACGGTCACGGCCTCCACCGTCTACCACCAGGTGAACATCGCCTTCGTGAGGGCCGGGCCCGTGCTCCTCGTCCGCGGGGGCGAGCGGCAGATCCTCGACGCGACGATGGACGCCGTCTTCGGGATGCAGGCGAAGCTCGTCCCGACCGACGACGACGGCCAGACGATCGACACCATCAACGGCGTCGAGGGCATCCCGATCGATCTCAAGTAGCGGGCCTAGGTTCCGCCGCATGAAGCGCGTGCGATGGAACGTCCTCCAGGGCGTCAACGAAACGCTCTTCTTCAACTGGATCTCGGGCGGCGTCGCCGTGGATTTCACCGGCTGCACCGCGCGCCTCGCGCTCCGCGTGAAGCCCGACGACACGACGCCGGCGCTCAGCGTCTCGACCACCTCGACAAGCGCGGGCGTCATCACTCTCGGCACGCCGCTCAACGCGCTCGGCGTCGGCCTCGTGCAGGTCGACCTCTTCGCCGCCGGCACCGTCGGCCTCGTGTCGCCCGTGTACCGCGGCGAGCTGCTCGTCACCTTCACCGACGGGCTCGAGCGCGCGTTCGTCGCGCTCGACGTCTTCGTCCGAAACCGGAGCACGTTCTGATGGACGAGGTCCTCGAGATCGTCACCCTTGGCCTGCAGGGGCCGCCGGGCCCGGCGTCCACCGTCGCGGGCCCCACGGGTCCCGCCGGCGTCGGCAACGCGCTCCTCCTCGACGACTACGCGATGCCCGCCGTCGGCGGCACGGCGATCGCGCACGTGTCGACGTCGGCCGCGATGGTGCCGGGCCAGGTCGTCGTCGTCGACCAGCTCGGGAGCCTGCAGGTGATCAGCGCGGGCGACGGTACGCACGTCACGCTCAAGAACCTCGGCTACTCCGGCAACGCCGCTGCGGCGACGGTCGCGCCGGCGGGCTCGCTCGTCGGGCCGGGCGGTCTCCAGGGAGCTCCGGGCGCGACGGGCGCGACGGGGCCGACCGGAGCCACGGGCCCCTTCGGGCCGACGGGCGCGACGGGTCCCGCAGGGACGGCGGGCGGCGCGGGGACGCCCGGGCCGACGGGCCCCACGGGGCCGCAGGGGCCGCAGGGGGCCGATGGCGTCGGCGCCACGGGCGCCACGGGCCCGACGGGCCCCACGGGGCCGCAGGGGCCGCAGGGCGTGCAGGGGCCGGGCGGCGCAGGCTCGGTCGGGCCGACGGGGCCCACGGGGCCGACAGGGGCCACCGGGGCCGGAGCTCCGGGCCCGACGGGGCCGACGGGGCCCACCGGCGCCACGGGAGCGGGCGTCACGGGGCCGACCGGGCCGACGGGGGCCGATGGGCTGCAGGGCATCACGGGGCCCACGGGGCCGGCTGGCGTGGGCGCCACGGGGCCGACGGGACCCGCGGGGGCCGATGGCGCCGCCGGCGCGACAGGACCGACGGGGCCCGCGGGCGCGACGGGAGCGACGGGGGCCACGGGGCCGACAGGGCCCCTCGGCGCCGCCGGCGGCTCGCTCGGGGGGACCTACCCGAACCCCACCGTCACGCAGATCGATGGCACCGGCAGCACGAACGTCCTCGGCGCGCCGGGCGCGAAGGCGCTCATGCCGGCGACCGACATGACGACGGCGTCGGGCTCCGGGTACGAGCAGGAGAGCGCGAGCGCGCCGGCGTACCTCACCGACGCGACGAGCTGGGTGCCCGTCGCGACGTACCCGAACGGGGGCACCGTCCCGAACAACTCCTTCGCCGTCCTCATCTTCGAGGTCCTCTCGGGCGACTTCTCCGGCGCGAGCGACACGGTCTCCGCGAACCCCGACAGCGGCTTCACGCAGTACGGCCCGATCCTCGTCAGCCGCGACAATTCGGGGACGCTCATCGCGTCGCACGAGACCGGCGACACGACGGGCGGCAACCTCACGCTCACGGCGAAGGCGACGGTCTCGCGCATCTCGAGCGCGAACGGCGCGACGGACCCGCACAGCGGCGCGCGCATCCGCATCGTCTCGGGCCAGGTCATCTTCGAGCTGAAGGGCCAGGCTTCGCCGAAGAAGTTCCGCATCAACGCCATCGCGCAGATCCAGCGGCGCGTCGCGGGGAACCCGTGATCCCCCTCCTCGGCTTCGCCCTCTTCGTCGCGCTCGCCGCGCTCCTCCTGCGCGCGCGGCCGCGCGCGTTCCCCGCCGTCGTCCTCCTGGCGCTCGCCGTCGGCGCCGCGTGCGACTCGAAGCCCGGCAAGTACGGCGCGTTCCCCTGGGGCGGCGTCCCGATCGACACCGGCGGCGGCCCCAAGGTCACGAGCGTCGACCACACGACGGGCCCCATCGAGGGCGGCTACGCCGTCCACGTCACAGGCTCGGGCTTCACCGGCGGCATGACGTCGACGCTCGGCAGCGTCTCGTCCATCACGTCGACGACCTGCACGATCACGACGAACGCGCACGCCGCGGGCAACTTCGGCTGGACGCTCCACACGACGGCCGGCACGAGCGCCATCCAGACGCACACGTACGTCGGCGATCCGACGCTCAGCTTCTTCCGCTACGTCGACGTCTCGGGCGGGACGACGTTCGGCATCGGCACGAACTTCGACCCCACGGCGACGGTCTCCGCGACGATCAGCGGCACGCCGACGTCCCTCACCGGCGTGACCGTCGCGTCGACGGGGACGTACCTCGGCGCGACCCTCACGCAGCCCGGGCCGTACACCGCGGGCGCCTGGAACATCACGCTCACGCAGTTCGGGGGCATCCAGAGCGTCACGCTGACGAGCGGCTTCACCGTCTTTCAGCCGAGCGTCATCACCAGCCCGGCGCTCGGCTTCGATCTCGACCCCACGGTCACGCTCACGTGCGGGGGCTCGGCGTGCTCGAACGGCGGCGGCGCGGACCAGTGGATCGCGCAGGCCGGCTCCGGGACCTGGACGGCGCCGGCGACGGCGAACAAGCCGACGTACACGACCAACTGCACGGGCACCTGGCCGTGCCTCGTCTCGGACGGCGTCGACGACTGGCTCAAGTCGACGTCGAACGTCGACTTCGGCGGCAAGACGGCGACGGTGTGCTGGGTCGCCCAGGTCGACGCGACGAGCTCGAACGACTCCTTCATCTACGAGCAGGGGACGAACGCGTACACGTCGACGTCGACCCTCGGCTTCTCGCTCCTGTACGAGACGGCCGGGCCCCAGCTCCGCGTCTCGATGGGGTCGACGGCGACCACCGGCGGCGGGACGCGGCAAGACGTCGTCGGCGTCCTCGGGAGCGCGGTCAACACCGACTACCACATCGGGTGCGCGATCCACGATCGCACCGCGACGTACCCGGTCACGATCTCGGCCGGCGTCCCGCTCCAGAACCAGCTCTTCTTCGACGGCAACAAGACGGGCCTCGCGGCGCTCACGCTGCAGACGAGCGCGTCGAACTTCACCGTCTCGCCCTTCTCGATCTTCGCGCACGACAACGGCTCGGGCTCGGTCGCCGGCGCCTCGAAGACGAAGCTCCTCCGCCTCTTCGCGTACAAGGGCGCGCTCTCGTACCTGCAGATCTCGAACGTCACCGCGGCGCTCGCGGCGCGCTACGGGCTCACGACGTCGGTCAACTACACCGGCACGGTCCTCGTCATCGCCGACTCGATTTCGTCGGTGCCGACGGCGAACGGCGTCCTCACCTGGACGACGTACGCGTACAGCCTCCCGTTCTTCGACAACCGCGTCTTTTACATGCTCGCGGTGGGCGGCTGGACGGTCTCGGACGCCTATGCGAACCGCACGCTCTGGGCGCCCATCCGCCGCGCGGAGCTCGTCAACGACGCGCTCATCTTCTCGGGGACGAATGACTTCGCCGTCGGCGACACGCTCACGCCGGCGACCTTCTGGAGCGGAAGCCTCCAGCCGCTGATTACGTACGTGCGCGGGCTCACCTCGCCGAGCATCCGCAATCTGTACGTGATGACGATGCTCCCGCGCGGCGTCGTCAGCGCCGGCACCTCGGCGAGCTTCGAAGCGAAGAGAAACGGGCGCGACACCTCGGGCAACCTGATCGCCGACTGGGCCGCGTCGACGTCGTACTCGTCGGCGACCCCCTCGTGGTTCCGGCACTCGTGCTCGGGCACCTTCAAGATCTTTCGGGCGACCGCGGGCGGCACGTTCACCTCGGGAGCCTCGCTCTCGCCGAATTGCACCGACGGCGCGACGACGACCGATGGCACGGGGACCTGGACGAACTACGGCCGCCCCATCAACGACACGCTCAACGACGCGACTATCCAGAGCGCGAACAACTTCATCACGCTCGACGTCGGCACCACATCGAACGTGGTCGGCCAATACGGCAAGCTCGCCGACACCGCCGTCTACATCGACCAGATCCACCCGACGCAGGCCATGGAGACGGGCCAGGACGCGGGCATCCCCACCGGCGACCCCTTCGCGGGGTCGATCGCCGCGCCGGCCTACGCCGTTTTCCGGCAGTCCGGCGACTCGGGGCTGCCCTATCCGAACCCCACGATCACGACGGTCACGCCGGCGACGGCGGGGCGCGGCACGCGCGTCACGATGTACGGCTTCTACTTCGGGGACCTCGACCCCACGCACCCCGTGCAGGTCATCGACGGGTCGGGGACCGCGTGGGACTGCACCGCCGTGAATCGCTACGGCGACGAGTGGATCGACTTCGTCACGCCCACGGGCATCGGCCTCGGCGGGCCGTACAGCGTCCGCTACCTGCGCTACGACGGCATCTCGGTCACGAAGGCGAGCGCGCTCACGATCGCCGCGACGGCGATCACCGGGGTCGCCCTCGCGAGCGACGGCTCGCATACGGGGCTCACGCCGGCGTCGACGATGACGCTCCCGGCGAACGTGACGAACACCTTCGCCGTGAAGATCAGCGTGAGCAACGGGGGCGCATGGGGCGTCACGGGAGCGACCTTCGGGGCGACGACGCTCACGAGCTGCTCGAGCGACGCCACGGGCGCGACGGCGACGTGCACGCATCCGGTGACGACGGCGTCGGTCGCGACCGGGGACGTCACGCTCGCGGCCCCCTCGAGCCCGACGGCGCTCACCGGCGGCGCCATTTACGTCGCGACGCTCGACCCCACGACCATCTGGACGAGCGCGCAAATCGGCGCCCGCTACGACCCGACGAGCATCGCCTGCAGCGGCGGCGTCGCCTCGACGCTCACGAACCTCTCGACGACGAACGGCACGAACACCCTCACGTGCACGAACAGCCCGACGTGCGGCACCTCCACCGTCTTCGGGAGCGGCTCGACCTTCACCGGCGTGACCACGCTGGTGACGAACGGCTCGACGCAGCGGTGTTCCCTCGCGAGCACCTTCGCCATCAACACGACGCAGCCCACGGCCGTCGCGTACTTCGTCGTCATGAAGTACGGCGCCACGCAGTCGAACAACGGCCGGTGCGTGCGCTTCTCCGGCGCCGGCGGCGCGCACGCGATGGGGGTCGTGAGCTCCGGGACGCTCAAGCCGGTGAGCGACACGACCTACACGATCACCTGGGGCACCGCGCAGTCGGGCGGCTTCGCGGCGTTCTCCTCGACGAACGGCGCCGGCACCACGAGTTCCTCGAGCACGCTCAACGTCTCGAACGGCACCGAGCTCACGGCGACGGGCTCGATGACCGGCAGCGGCATCCAGAAGACGGGGTCGTTCGCCATCGGGTACGACCTCGGGAGCTCGTTTTGCGGGGCGGAGTTCGCCGAGGTCGACGCGCTCAATGTGCAGCCCTCGGCGGCCCAGGAGGCGAAGGCCTGGGTCTACGCGCACAACCGCTACAACACGCCCTTCACCGTCGCGCGCGGCGTCACGCGCGAGGACATGCAGACCTGGGGCGCGCTCGGCCTCCTCGCCGGCGCCGCTTTCCTCCGTCGCCGGCG